AGCCGGTACACGCGCTTATGATTAACATGAAGCCCTTCACGGCGCAGCAACTGCCAAATACGACGGTAGCCAAAACGCCTGCGCTCCAGTGCCAGCTCAGTGATGCGCCCTGATAAATGCGCATCAGCAGCCGGACGGTGAGCCTCATAGCGGCAGGTCGACAGGGATAAACCTGTAAGCCTGCAGGCACGACGTTGCGACAGACCGGTCGCATCACACATCAACATCACGGCTTCCCGCTTCTGGTCTGTCGTCAGTACTTTCGCCCAAGAGCCACCTGAAGCGCCTCTTTATCCAGCATGGCTTCGGCAAGCAGCTTCTTGAGTCTGGCGTTCTGTTCCTCAAGCGACTTCAGGCGCTTAACTTCAGGCACCTCCATACCGCCATACTTCTTACGCCAGGTGTAAAACGTGGCATCGGAAATGGCATGCTTGCGGCAGAGTTCACGGGCGGGTACCCCAGCTTCGGCTTCGCGGAGAATACTGATGATCTGTTCGTCGGAAAAACGCTTCTTCATGGGGATGTCCTCATGTGGCTTATGAAGACATTACTAACATCGGGGTGTACTAATCAACGGGGAGCAGGTCAAGCCAAATGCCTTTCGTATTAAATATGGAAACATTGGATCTTTCATGCGAAGCGATGGGGGTAACACTTACTTCCTCTTAACTAATTCAGGTGATCCGGACGGAAGCTGGAACGGGTTACGCCCTATTTACTGGAATAATACCACCGGCAACGTATCGATGGGTCATATCGTTACTGTAGGCGGCACATTGAATGCAAACAGTGGTGTGGTTTCAGGCAGTAATGTGTACGTCCCTACTGCTAGTGGTTCATGGATCAGTATGCGAACCGGCACAGCTTTGCAAGGTAATGGCGCTTTAAATACCAGCTCTGCCGCAGCAATTGTCCGTCAGGAGCACGCCGATCGCCATTACGTTTTGGGTGGCTTGGGCAACTCTCAGTTCGGCATCTACATGATCAACAAATCGCGTACTGCCAACGGCACTGATGCAGGCGCCTATCTTCAAAGCGATGGTACATGGACTTGCTCAGGTAATGGCAGCTTCAATGACGTATACATCCGATCAGACCGCCGCAACAAGCGCAACATCAAGAAGATTGATAGCGCACTGGATAAGCTGGAGAAAATCGACGGTGTTCTTTACGAAATTCAGAACATGGACGGATATGAACAATCAGCTGGTCTCGTTGCTCAGCAGGTGCAGGATGTGCAGCCAGAGTTGGTAACATCAGACATCGATCATGCCAGCCAAGAAGAGCGCCTGCGTCTTAATTACAACGGCGTCATCGGTATGTTGGTTGAAGCGGTGAAGGAGCTGCGCGCAGAGGTCAAAGAACTTAAGGAGGCTATGTAATGACAATTGCTTCTGGGTGGATTGGCTCAAGTGCAGTTGGGGAAACCGCTCAGCGTTGGATGTCGGCCGCAGGGCCAACAATCAATGTCGGCGTACCCTTCTGGATGAGTGCTCTTGCTGGCAAAAGCAAAGGGCTAAAAATTGTTGTGGCCAGAACTCAGGTTGGTGTCTTACCGCCAGGCGTTAGAGGCCCACAACCGTTTCCCATTTTGGCTTTTGGATTCCTGAAAGGTAAGGGTGGCTCCGTCATTGGTGACTACAGTGGAAGAGAGGTTACAGGCTTATATTTTGACAATGCCTATGGCTACGTTAGGTTTATTTTGGCTGGTGCGATGTCTGGCTCTGTCAGTTTGGTTATCGCAGGAACGAGATACAGTTTTGCGTATAACTCAAATTACTCTGCCTATGTTGTTCAAAATACGAACCTTCAAAACCTGTTAATTAACAGCGTGGGTAAAACCATTGAAGTTACTTTTTAAAGGGGTTGTAGGTATTTAACTACAACTATGTATCAAAAAATGGATAATGCGCTCATTCAAACCAAATGAGTGCAATATCATGAAATATTTAAATTTATCCTTCCTTGCATTGGCTCTTGCCTCGCTCACAACAACTGGCTGCGCCGGGCTTCCCGACTCAAAAATTGAGAAAGTGGATTGTGTTGCGAAATACACCTCTGGAACCTGGCCGGGTGGTGAGCATTGGGTGAAGGTTGACGAGCGTCGTGTTAATCACGTTGGGCATCGTTACGTTCACGCAAAAAGTGATTTAGTCCTGCACTTCTATGGCCGCTGGCAGCGAGAAGATCTGTTCACAGACTACCAGTGCAAAAAGGCAGGTGCTGCATGATAAAACTAGGCTCAAAGCTCCTTATCGCCACTTTGGTTTTAAATGTCGTAGGGTGCGCGGATCTGCAAAAGTTCGAGAGACACAAGGTGAGCTGTTACGGCAAGTATGGTTCGAACTTTACTGGCTTTACCCGTTATAAATGGATCAAGATTGATGCCGTAAGCGTTAGCCAAAACGGTACTCGATTCGTTCACCCAGAGCCAGACCTCGATGTGAGTTTCGAGGCTAATTGGGTATCGGACAGAGTGTTTAAAGAAATCCAATGTGAACCCCTTCCTAAATAATCTCCTAAAGCGCCTACTGGCGCTTTTTCTTTGGTTGTTAGCTACTTACTTTCTTATTGCTTTTTGCTACTATTTGCGCCTATCGAGATTTGACTTTTCATGGAGGAAAAAATGTCAAATGAGATGGGAGGCGTGACGCCAGATCAGGTGGAGCGCATTGCCCAAATTGTCGCCAGAGAGGTCATGGGGAACTTGCGAAAGGATCTCCGTGATGACATCGGCGCTGAAGTGAAAGCCCAGCTAGGAGCCTATTTTGGTGACATGACTGCCGCTCAGCACAGCATCCAGCATTCAAATCTGGAAAAGCTACTGACGCGTTTAGACAGCATCTCAAGCGGTTTCTTCGGTGGAATCATCTCTAAGATCACATCCATTCTAACCGCTGCTCTTCTTCTGGGGCTGGCGGCGTATGGCGTGAAAAATGGTTTTGGCAACTAAAAGGAAAGCTAAGGATGGCTACTCCAAGAGGTATCAGAAACAACAACCCTGGCAATCTTGACCGCGGTGCGCCGTGGCAAGGGCTGGTAGACAACGCTGCGGAACCGCGTTTCTGCACATTCAAGGACGCTACCTGGGGCATCCGTGCTCTGGCAGTAACGCTCATTACCTATCACGACAAGCGTAAAGCTCGGGATGGCTCGCCGATCGACACTGTTCGTGAAGTGATTGAGCGCTGGGCGCCGCCACATGAAAACGACACTGAGGCTTACATCAATGCGGTGGCCAAAGCAGTCGGCGTCTCTTCCGAGATGATTGTGGATCTCCACGACTACAGCACCTTGCGCCCACTGGTGGAAGCAATCATTCGCCACGAGAACGGTAAGGGTCCATTAAAGACGGCAAACAGCTGGTACTCAGTGGAAGCGATCGACGAGGGTCTGCGTCGTGCCGGTGTGGTGCGAGTGGTCAAAGCTGTAAAAGCAGTTCCTGTCACTAAGGAATCTGCTGGCGCGACGATTACTGCTGGTATCGGTGTCGCGCAGCTGGTGGACGTAGCACCGCAGATCACTCATGCGATGGATAAGGCTCAGGACAATATCTCCAGCGGCGATACCATTCGCATCGTGTTCGGTATTGCAACGGTAGCAATTGCTGTATTTATCGCCTGGTCTCAGGTTCGCAAGCACCAGAAGGGGATCGCGTAATGCTTCTTGGCCTTTACATTAAGGCCAAGCAGTACCTGTTGACGGCTGCGGCCGTCATCATGGTGCTTGCTGGTGCCTATTACTTCGGTGCCCGGGCTGCTCGCCGGTCAATGGAAATTAAAGCAGAGCGTGAGGACAACAAGCGCCTGCAACACACACTGGATGTGAAAAATGACGTTATCAATGCCGTCCGACGCTCGGATGATGCTACCGTTGATGCTCAGCTTACTGCTGATTGGATGCGTGATTAAGCCACCAGCCCAAGGGGTGCTGTTCTGCGATGCAGCAAACCCCATTTACGTTAGCCATAGTGACCAGCTAACGCAGGAAACAAAACGTGAGATCCTTTCCCACAACGTTCAAGGTGCGACTTTGTGCCATTGGTCTAAACATCGCAACAAGGGTTAATTCTGGATGTCTAAGTAGCTTCAAAAAAGCAACGACAACCCAGCAAACCCCCTTTGTTTGCTGGGTAACTGACAACCACTTGCTTGATCTTTTTTGAGCAATGACGTAGATTCGTAAAACAGTTGACGATAGCGTCAACCCAAATTCAAGACCTACGAAGCATTCTCGTAGCCTCTAAATCCCCAGGTTGGGGGTCGCCGAACACGCTGCATAGCACTCGGCTAAGGTGGAAACATGCGTAACTCTCTGAACATTAAAGAAGCGAAGCGCTCAATTCAGACCATTCGTGATTGCACGAGTGTTATCGCTACTCACATCTTCGGTAATTCGAAGCTGCAGGTGCGCACACTCAACAATGAAGCGTTGGCACCTAAAGACCTCAAATTCATCGTTACTTTTGCTCACGATGTAGAGACAGCTCGCGCCACGGTAAAACCGCTGGCTGAAGCTCGTTTCCTCGACGGCGAAATTTGCTTTACGGTGAACCCAGCTAAGCAATTCCCTGAGATGGCTAATATAATTTCCTCTTTCTCAGAGGCAATTGAAACTTCTATTCGCGACTTTTTGAGCAAGCATGATAGTATCTTTAGCACCAATTCTGCTAATGATACTGCTAAATGGCTCCTACACTAATAGCGTCATCGTTATTCGATAAGAACATAGGCAAGTTTGCTCATGAGGGCGAAACTTGCCTTCTTCGTTTCGGCTATCTTTTCACTGATGACGCGCTCTACAAGCTCTCTCAGCTGGAATTAGTCGATCCTGAAGATGAGATTCATACCTACATAACGATTGAATGTGTAGGTGCTGCTGACGACGATAAAGCCCGTATCACCAAAACCATCGCAAAAATGGTAGACGAAGACGCCTCTGATGAAGAAATCATCAAGCATCTTCTCGGCTCTGGCTACGTTGATGAATCCAAAAACGTTGATGCCGGCAGAATTGCGCTCAGATCCTACTTCTTCACCGATGACGCTGGCCAAGAGGTGGAAGCCCCTCAAGTCGCTGGTGTTAAAGTTGAGCGAGCTTTCCAGCAGCAAGGTCTCAGCAGCCGCGCATACATGTTTATTCTCAATTGGTTTGATCACCTGGTTTGCGACGAAGAGCAAACAGTGCCAGGCGCCAAAATCTGGGCTGGTCGCCTGTATGACCAATGCGACGTGCGTATTTATAACGGCAAGGGTCAGGTCTTTGAAGATCGCTTGAGCGAACTCGGTGTTGGCGCCAAAGGCTTCGTTCCATGGAACAAAGGCATGTTGGTCGATCTTAGCGGATGGACGCCGAACGAAATTCAGCAGAAGGTTCAGAAATTCATCGTTCTGATTATCTCTCGCGACTCTTCTCCACCAATCGGCTTCTGCCCTCCCCAATCCTGAATGAACCCGCTTCGGCGGGTTTTTTATTCTCAAAATTCAGATCATTGCCTACAAACTGGCCTTTACACCGTGGCCGCCTCGCATTAGGCTAATAGGCACATAAGAAAACAACTTGTTTTCACATAATTATTATTTCGCATAACAAGGAAACAACAATGGCTAAGATCATTGTGATTGGCGGCACCAAAGGTGGCCCCGGCAAATCCACGGTTGCGCAGCAGGTGGCCGGTGCGCTGGTTCTTAAAAAACAAAAGAAATGTCACCTGACCGACATCGATGGACAGATGACGACCGCAGGCTGGGCAGAAGAGCGCCGCGAAAACGAAGACCTGGCGCTTATTCCATTTGAGTTCGTAGATCATGACGTGGTTAAGCACATCAATGCGGTCAGCCAGCGCCACGACTTTGTGGTAATTGACGCCGGTGGCTTCGACTCTGAAATCCAGCGCCAGGCTATGCAGATGGCCGACATCATCCTTCTTCCGTTCCGCCCGAAGCGTCGTGACATTAAATCACTGCGTAATCTCGACCCTGTTCTGGATAACGTGCGGAATACCAATCACAAGGTTCGAATCATAGGCGTGATGAACCAATGTCCATCTTTGCCAAACCAGGCTCAGCGTATCTTTAACGCAAAAGGTGTGATCGAGTCATTTGGTATCGAGCCGGTGCCAGTAAACCTCTACACCCGTAACGTGTACGACGATGCAGAAGAGTCTGGCCGCACCATCTTTGAAATGACCGGTTCTGACCGCGATGCGAAGGCTGAAGCAGAAATTATCGAGCTGGTGGATTACCTGCTTAACCTGGAGGGTAAATAATGGCGAAGGGTATGGGTGATTTGACTAAGCGTGTAACGCCACCAGCAGCGCCAGAAGCGCAGCAGCAAGACAGTCAGCCAGTGACACCAGCTGCACCACTTCGTAACCCCGTGAAGCCCCAGGGGCGTCCTACTCGGGGTAAAAGCAAGATTCAGTCTCGCACCATGTCGATGGAAGATGAGTACATCGAGCTGATTGATATGCTGGCCGTCATTCCTCGCTTCGACAAGTTCACGCGTTCTGATGTGATCCGTGCGGCCATCTTCCAGCTTTCAGAGAAAACCCCGGCTGAAATTGAAGAGGCTATTAAGCTGAACATCGAAGCGGTGAACGCGAGTGATGTTTCATTCCGCACCGAAGAGATAAAGCGTAAGCTGATGGGTAAGAGTTAAAAAAGGGAGCCGAAAGGCTCCCTTTTTTCATTGCTTGTTAAATAGCGAACTTCCGTTCGGGAAGACTGGAGGGGCGATAGGTTTTTGTCGCTCCAACAAATTGATAGGTTTGTACTCTGCCTGACCTAATGGCCAAAGGTTGGCAATGTTTGCCATGTACAAATTAACCTTTTCGCTCTTATCGTTCACGATACCTGTTAACGCAGGGTCATCGTCGAATCCATAATCAAAATTCCATATGTCATCTGCATATCCAGTTTGGCAAATTCTATCCCACTCTTTGAGCATTGGTGACAGCATAGTCTTACCTAAACTTTTGATGCTGCTATCAAAAACAACACTCAAACTGCCTTTCCGCTCGCCTACGAACTTTACTGCCGGCATGAGGTTGGCCATGTAAGCAACCTCAAGAACGTTGATTACTCTTTTGTCGTGATCTTCATCCCAGAGTAGCGCGAAGGTGTGGATTTGAGGCTTAGCGTGATTTGCGTAAAGGGGAGATTTCCACTGGACGGCACTTAGTACGGAGTAGTGTGTTCCACGTCCTAAATTGCCAACTGGAGCTTGTTCGTCATAGACGGTTTTGAAATAGGGGGAATAGCTAGGCATAGCCATATTTATGACCTCAAGTTTATGTGTTTCACCACAAGAGACAAACCTTTCGGGTCTGCCAGATTTCGAGTTTTAAGTTAACTGAAGTCGTTCTGGGTTGGCAACAAATAAAACCTGCTTCTCAATAAAATAATAAGACCAGTATATTAAAATATACAGAAGCAGGTTGCTTGCAGCCAATACAACCCAGCCTCACCACCAACTAACTCCCTACATTCACTGCTTTAAAAAAGATTGGTAACTAGCTATCATCCAGCCACGGATAACTAACCAGCTACCTACTATGAGCAATTTCTTTTACCAATGCTTAGGCAACGACGACCAGTATGGATTCATGGAAGAGTGGGATTCGGCCGTCATGGATGAGTGGGTCGCTAAGAATATAGGGCTTTCTCGCTGTAAAGGCGAAGCTGACCTCTTCGAGACTAAGTGGTTTGATTACCGCGACATGCACCCACTCCAGGCTACAGCTGTCTTTACTGAAGAGTACAAACGCCAGTACGCCAACATCATGCTCACTCACGGTCGCGAAGACTTCCAGAGTGCGCCTTTCAACACCGGTTTAAAACGAGTTCCGTTTCAGGATCAGTCTGCCGCCAACAAGACATCACTTTGGAAAGCGCGTCAGTTTGCCGATCGCTACTGCGTTAATTACGGCTACTTCATTGGCACCGTTCTATCGATCGCCGCATCACGTCTCTGGGACAAGCTGCCACGCCCTCAGCATCTTTGGCAGCCAGAGCTGATTGAGATCTTCGAAGACAGATTGAAGAAACGCGCGTTAACCCGTCTGGATAGCTCTCTGTGGGGTTCTGGCTCTTCTGGGGTAATCGTGCAAGGGGGCAACGCTGAAATCCAGCGAGAATACTTTGAGTGGCTTCTCACGCAGATTGAAAATCGTGAGCCGTCCCGTCGCGTTCTGATCATCTACTCCGCTGTTTGGCTGACAGAGCTACTGCCTGAACACATAGCGCTACAGCGCTTCCCTAACGAAACCATGGAAGCACGGTCACTGAATTGATTGCCTTTGCCCACTTAGTAAACTTAGTAAACAAGTTGTTTAGAACGATGGAAAAGCACATGAACATGATTAAAGAGGTGGCGCAATGACCACCATTTGCCATACCGGACGCCCATTGTCAGAAGAGTTTGATGATGACTTCCAGAACCGGCTAACAGCCTACTACTGCAAGGATCAGGAGTTCCTGATGCGCGCCGGTGATTTGGTTGATCCGAGCCAATTTGAAAACGCGGCAAACGCAATATTGGTTAACCTGGTTTCGTCTTACTTCCGCATGTACAAGAGCGCACCTTCCAGCACGGCCATTCTTGACCAGCTGAAGCGCGCGAAGAAAGATAAGACGATCCGCGAAGAACTGTTCCCGGATGTGGTGAACGCCTTCAAGCGTGTTTTGGGTGAAAAGCTAACCGACACCAAATACATGGTTGACCGCGTTGCCACATTTGCCCGGAGCATCGCTTTCGATGACGCGCTGATCAAAGCGGCTGAGCTGAAAGAGAAGGGTGACTTCGAACGCGCAATGGAAGTGATGGCCAAGGTGCAGCTGGTGGGCGCGAGTGACACCATAGGCATCTACAACTACCTGGGCGAAGCTGCTGAGCGTTTAAAGCAGCGTGAGTATGAGGCGTCTGAAGATTACGTGCCAAACAGCATCACCACCGGCATTCCGCTGCTGGATCGGCTGCTGTACCAGAAAGGGTGGGGGCGTCGTGAAATGGTTCTCTTCATGGGCTTCGCGAAGTCTGGTAAATCGACGGCCATGGGTGAGTTCTCCATTAACGCAACGTTAAAGGGCTTCAATGTCCTGTACGTCTCGCTAGAAGTTCACACGGCAATCTTGTCTGACCGTTTCGACGCACGTCTTTCTCAAACCGAAATGACGAAGCTGATCGAGAAGCGCGACGACGTTCACAAGAAGCTGGCTGACCTGGGCGCCAGTACCGGCGTGGGTAACTTGTGGGTTGTTGAGAGACCGTCTGGCAGCTTGTCACCTGCAGACCTCGATCGATTACTTGAAGGCATGAAGTCGAACGGGATGATTCCTGACATGGTCGTGGTGGATTACGCCGACCTGATGAAACCAACACGACGCAGCGGCGATGAACGAGCCGATGTGAAAAGCATCTATACCGATCTCCGCGCAGTGTTCGACAAGCATAATGCCGCTGGCATAACCGCATCGCAGACTAACCGAGAGGGTGGGGCGTCTGAGGTGGCCACAATGATGCACGCCGCGGATAACATCGAAAAGGTGCGTATCGCTGACCTGGTTATCTCGATCAACAAAACGGAAGAGGAAGCGACGAAGGGTGAAGCGCGCTTGTACTTTGCAGGCTCTCGTAACCAGAAAGGCAACATCAGCATCCGAGTGAAGCAGAACCTGGAGCAGATGCGGTTTATTCAGGAAATTCTCGACGTTATCTAAAAATAAAGGCGTGGCAAAAATCGCCACGCCTCATTTCCAATTCGAGAAATCAAGTTTCTCGCCCTGTTAAAAACAACAAGGGAAAAACACATGAGCGGCCATCATACCCCATCTTCCTTAATACACACAAAATTGCCTTCAAATAATGACCGGAGAGGATTGCTGGCATGAGCGACATTAAAGAGCTTTTGACCGAGCTGGACTTTGAGCAGTGGCTCGATACAGAGGGCATCATCTATCGCCGTGGTGGTGTCAGCGCGCGCGGTCGTGAAATAAACATCAAGGAGTGCCCGGTATGCGGCAGCTCCGGTTGGAAGGTGTATTTCAATCTGACCAACAACGTCGGTAAATGCTTTGCGGGTGATCACCCAGAAGAGATCCAATTCAACAAGCTGGTGTTCCTGAAGCATTACAGCGGCAAGTCACGCCGTGCATTTGAGGAATACGTTAACAATGCGCTGTTGGAGCAGGGCTGGGCGCCGAAACGAGAAGAGGTGAAGCTGGCCAGCGCCGTCGAGCTGGAAGGGCCGGTTTCATTGCCTCGTCACTATGAGCTTCCGATCGAGGGGCAGCTGCCCACTTATCTTGTAGAGCGAAACGTAACGCCTGAGCTGGCCAAATATTTCGACCTTCGATACTGCGTAGAAGGCAAACATGCTTATGTGGATGTCTACAACGACCAGGTTCGTGGCCAAGATTTCGGTATGCGTATTCTGATACCCATTTACGACCTCGATGGCGTGATGAAAACCTTCCAGGGGCGTGACGTTACTGGCACTGCGGAGCGCCGCTATCTCTTCCCCATGACGTTGCCGGCTTCAGGTAAATTTCTCTATAACGGCCACAACGCAGTGGGTAAACAGACTGTCGTGGTGAGCGAGGGCGCATTTGACGTTATTGGTATTAAGCGAGCGCTGTTCGATGAGCCAACGCTGCGGGATTACGTTGAGCCAATCGGGACGTTTGGTATGCACTTGTCTGGCGTAACGACGCAGGACGAAGAGGATCAGTTAGGTGCATTCCTGACGCTTAAAGCGAAGGGGCTGAAGAACGTCGTAATGATGTGGGATAGCGAGAAGCAGGCAATCCGAAACACAATGGCCGCCGCGCGTAAGCTGGTGGGGATCGGACTTAACGTGAAGATAGCCTGTTTGGGTAAAGAGGGTGTTGACCCGGGCGACGCATCTGTTGAGGAAATCATCAAAGCCTACTTCCGAGCGAAGCCCTACACTCGCCAGCTTGAGTTAATGGCAAAGGTAAAAGGAATAGCGGCTTTGGTCTGACCTAAGAAAATAAGTAGCTAACTACCAATCATTAATTATAATGGCGACCAAAGTCTATAAGAGAGATGAAGATGCACCCGAATATCACTCATGAAATCACAAAGCTGGTTAGAGATTCAAAGCTGCCGCTGAACGAAGAAGAGTTCGACTCGGTTGTTGTCCAGGCTATTCAGGCTGGAGCTGACAGAATTGCGACCGCAGAGGCTGGCAAGTTGCTGCTGGCCGACTATCCGTATTTGACGGTCACCATGGTTGTTGGCGACGTTCGTCCAAGCGTGGGAAATGAAGCGCCTCGATGCGCTGCGATCGTCAGCTTTATCAGCCGAATGGGAGATTCACCTGTTACCCATACAGCTGCCTATTACAACGGCTACATTGTCCAGACCCAGACCGTTCTTGAAGAGCTGCACCGTGACGACCTGTGGAAGTTCGTTGAGTTCATGGATGAAAAATGCGAAAGCGTGGAGTCCTCTTCGGCCATAAAAGAACTCTGGGCAACGAGTGTGGTTGGTGACGACAACACTGCAAATATGAGTGTCCCGGAAGGCATGGTTGACCTGGTTCTGGAAGGGCGAGGAACCGCCACCAAAGCGGCTAATGAGAAGAACTTCCCAGCGTTAATGAATTTGACCGGTGGCGATCGTCGCAAGCAGGACATTATCAACGCCTGCAGTTCAGCCTGCGATGGCGTTATGGGCGAGTACGAACGTCGCCTGGTGAAGATGTCTAACGAAATGCCAATGTTGATGCAGGAAGCCAAATCATACGCCCTGCACACCGCTGAAGAGCTTCTGAAGCCTTTCCGCGACCGACAACACGCCGTCATGTCTGGCTGGGGAAGCTGGTAGCCTGACAAAAACGCTATAGCCCCGTATGGGGCTTTTTTATAATTGCGTTAATAAGTGATTAGCTATTTTGGTGATACAGAATGACAGTTTCAAAGACCGACTTTTCGAAGATCCCATCCATATCGGGCAACAACATGTTCAGCCTGAAGTGCGAGGAAGTGCTGATCCGCAAGGAGCCAACAAGAGCGAGTTACACGGTCTGCCAGCACACGATTCTGGCGTTCAAAGAGGGTCGGCTACCGCCTGGCTCATTTAGTGAATGTGTAACGGCTATCCGCGGCGGCAAATGCAAAGCGCTGAAGATGATGGTCGAGGAAGTTCGCGCCGGTGAATCGCTCTACTTCGAAGATTACGGTGCTTTGGTTGCTGAAGTTGCAGCTCGTAACAATCAGAGCAGTTTCGGTGGCCAGCGTAAAACCAAATCCGCGATGTCACTTCTGCCGTCGCGTAAACCAAAAGCAGAAGACACAACAAAAACGGGCGAGTTCGAGGCTATTACAGACCTCCACTCAGCCTTAGTGCAAGAGGAAAACACATGAAAGTTTCGGATCTTAAAGAAGGGGAGCGCGCTTATTTCATGGTCGATTTGGAGGGGCAAAGAGCGTGGGAAGAATGTCGCGTTCTTGCTGTTTCAACATACGGCTATGCGCTTGAGCACAAGGTGAATGGCCAGATTGTGCAGAAGTGGTACGACGCTATTGGAACCGGTGCAGCGCTTCGATTCCGGCGCCTCATCGAGTATTGGCATCAGTGGACGAACAAAGACCACGGTGGGGTTTACGAGCTGGTGATGTTCGCTAACCAAAAAGCCACAATGGAAGGTTTTGTTCCGACCGCAATCTTCAAATCGACATCGACCGGCGACATCTATTCGCTGCCGGTCGAGCAGTTTCACGCTGAATTTATACAACACGGGCCAGTAAAAGGAGTGCCGTTTTAATGGAAAAGCTGATTACCCTTCGAACCAAGCTGGATGACATCAAAGCGATGGGAACCAATGCCAAGAAAGAGGCTTTGGCCAAGCTGGACGACTTCGAGCAAAAAGCCGTGTCGCTGATGCTCAATCCATTTATCCGCTTCGGCATCAAGAAGTATAACGTAGCCCCGGCGCAGCTGGTGTCCACGCCAAGCGACCAGAAGGTACTGGATGTGTTGGATCAGCTGGCAACGCGTCAACTGACAGGTGGAGCTGCCGTAACCGCTGTTGAGTCAATCGTTGGCTCTATGTGTGAGGCTGGTCAGGACGTGTTCCGCCGCTTCCTGCTTAAAGATCCGAAGGCCGGTGTCGGCATCAGCCTTTGCAACAAAATCTTCTCGGCGCCGATTCCAGTGTTTGAAGTCCAGCTGGCCACCGCCTACAAGGAAAAGGGTGACAAGTTCCCATTCAAGCCTAACAAACACGCCAAATGGCCGATGATTGGAAGCATCAAGCTCGATGGGATGCGCGTGATCAGCGAGGTTATTGTTGGTGAAGAAGAGGTTAACTTCCTGTCGCGCACCGGCAATCCAGTTACGTCGCTCGATCACCTTAAACCGGCAATGCTGGAGCTGGCTCGTGCTACCGGTCATCAACACGTCTTCTTTGATGGTGAGGCAACGGTCGGCTCATTCAACGGCACTGTTTCAGCGATCCGCAAAAAGAATGTGAAAGCAGTAGGCGCTCAGTTCCACATCTTCGACTTCTTCTTGCCAGAGTGGAAGGCGTTGGCCAAGACCAAAGAGTACAAAGCCAATGGCATGAAGCTGAAGGAGCGTAAGGCTGCGCTGGTAGCGTGGTTCCGCAATGAAAGAAGCGAAGAGTCAGCTGGTGATTTGGTGCTGGTTCCCTTTGAAATCTACCATAGCCACGAAGAGTACATTGCTCGATTCATGCAGCGTTTGGACGAGAACGAAGAAGGGGAGATGGCTTACGACCCCAACTCTGTTTATGAATTTAAGCGCTCTCGTGCCTGGTGGAAAATGAAGGATGAGAATGAGGCCGATGGTGAAATCATTGGCTTCCTGCCTGGCGACCCGGATGCCGGCTTCGCACACACCCTCGGTAAAATCGTTGTGCGTTTGGAGGATGGCACGGAAGTTCGTGCTTCAGGCTTCAAACATCAATATCTCGATGAGATCTGGCTGAATCAGGATAAATACATGGGGCGCATTGTTAAGGTCAATTTCCATGAATACACGCCAGATGGAAGTCTTCGCCACCCTCGACTCAAGTGGCCAAGCTGCCTTCGTGATTCAGAAGACCGCATTGGGGATAAAGAGTGATGCACAACGTGATTCCATACATCCTATTAGGATTGATCGGTGGGGTGCTCGGTTCGGCATATTTCATCGTTGATATGCTCAAGCAGGAGCTGAAGACCGGCACTGTTGCCATGGGGCGTCGGGTGTACAAGGTTGTTGAAGTTAAGGAATTTAAACGCAATGGGTGACATAACTATTTCTGACGGCCTGTTGATGGCTTACTTTCTACTGAGCGGCTTTTACGCTGCGTTCATGGTGGGCGGGAAAGCCACCAAATTGATTATCTTGTGGTTGTTCTGCCGCACTGCAAAGTTAGAAGACTTGGCCTGGAAGCTGTTTACCATCATAGAAATGAGATACGGCAAATTGAAGGGGCAGCAGAGCTATACAATTCAGGGTAAAGAATACGCTGTACGGATCATGAGAAAGACGCCTGAGCCTGCAGCTGCTTCCCCAGAGCCGAAAGCATAACCATCACCGTCAACAATCACTTAAGCGCCTCTCGTGGGCGCTTTATCATTTCTGCATTGCCCATCAAAGAGTAACCACAATGGATTTCAAACGCTTTCTGTCTATCAAGAAGCCCTGCGCAAACTGCCCGTTCCTGAAGGAGAATGGCATTGAGATCGGGGAAGAGCGCCTTGCGGAAATTAAACAGTCTTTGCTGGACGACGACATGACCCCGTTCCAGTGTCATAAGACAACGCATCCCACTGGGGGCTATCACGACAGTGAGGGTGTCTATCACCCGTCTGGGAAGGAGAAGCATTGTGCTGGTGCTATGGGTTTCCTCTACGCAAAAGGGCGCATGAATGTGCCAATGCGAATTGGATTAATTTCTGGTTTGCTGACGATTGGGCAGCTTGAGGAGATCGAACTACTGATTGATGTTAGCCCCTAGACCTGATAATTATTCTCACTTGGTGTCGATAGGGACTTAGGCGTATGAAAATCAGGAAGAAATTAACATTTGTTATCGTTTTCGTTTTGGCCACTTATTACATTGGGAATGAAATTCAGGCGTTCGTCGAAGGAACAGGGCCATCTTGCGACACCCTGACCTATGAGCAGGCGATGGAGACAATCTCAAAAGACTACCTTGAGTACCGGATGCCGCGCTGGGATAGAGATTCTGAAAAGCTCGGCACCAGGTCGCCCGTCCTTTCTTTCGACAAAGAGAACACACAATTAAGTGATGTCTACTTCGTGCCCTTCAAAGCAGAAGGCACAAGAGGCGTCATCAGTTACTTCGCCATCTACGATTGCAAGAGAGGCGTTGTCGAATACAGCGTTGAATGATCAACACCTGATCAGTTGAAAGCAAAACCTCAAAAATTTATAAGATAGGTATTTACCTACCTACTTATATCAATTATAGTCGCTTTCGTTTTCGGCGGTGAGCGATTATTTTTACTTTTAAAATAAATGCAAACGACACTCAGTACCTGGCAGTAGCGTAATAGCCAAACACCAGCAGGGTCAGTCTCCAGCCCTGTTATCGAAATGGAGCAGACTGAGCGAGTCTGATTACGGAACGCAGGGACGGTGGCCACGGCCACCCGACCGATGGGGTAACGAGATGGGTGGGGGTAATTCCGACATGAACACCCGGGTTTTAAAGGCACTTCCGCCCATCTCGTTACGTCATTCCATATTACTTATGTCATTTATTCTTGGGTTGAATAATCGTAGACGTAGCCCGGCTGGCATGGTTAGCCAGCACAAATTCAGGGATCGATATGCAAGACGTTGATGAGCTTAAGCGAGCGGCCGCAACACTCTTTGTCAAAGCTATTCAGCAGAATCGTGGTGATTACGGCTCCGCGAGCACTGTAGAAGCGGTAAAGCAAGGGTGTTCGACGATGACAATAAGCCACGACGGAACTATATCGGCCTACAAAGATGGTGTGCTGAGAGTGCGAATGGGTAGCCTTGTTGGTGATTCGTAATGATTCCATACATCTCAGAATTTAGATCCACACCACGCACCTAACCTTGGTGCTCGTGACAAGATTTTTTAGCTTTGCAGTATCAATGCCCCTCGAAGGGCTACATATAAAATACAAAGGAAAAACACATGTCAGAAGTCAAAAAGGTTATCACCGCGTCCGACCGTTCAGCTAAAGGCGTTGTTAAAGCTGTTGCCGATCTGAGCAAGGTTGCAGTCGAGCTGACAGCTCTGGCGCAGTCTAACGTCAACCTGGCCGAAGAAATTGAGTTCAAGCAATCCCAGCTGGCCGACCTGGATAACCAGATCAACACCAAAGAGCGTGAAGGTGCTGCACAGCTGCGACTGCGTGTTATCGAAAACGAAGACCGCGTACTGGCTGACCTGATGAAAGCTCGTGGCCTGGCGACCATCTCCGTTGCTGATCTGAACCAGCTGAACACTCGTGCAGTGAACGCTGAAGCAGGCAATGAGCAGGCAGTTGAAGAAGCGCGTACCTCTGCATTCCGTCAGGCTGACTCTGCTTCCAAAGCTCAGATTGCTCAGCTGCAGGGCGATCACCGTGTTGAAATGGCTGAACTGAACGCAAACAGCAAAGCCAAAGACAACCGCATCGAGTTCCTCGAAGCGCAGGTGACTCAGCTGCAGGGCGAAGTGAAAGCTGAACGTGACACTCGTCTGGAAATCGCTAAAGCGGAATCTAACCGCCAGGGCGTTACCGTAAACACCGGTAAGAACTAAGTTGCGTGTCTGTTCCCCTCCGGGGGAACAGCACATCGTAGAGCGGGTTGGGTTTATTTATTCACTTAAAGACTCCGCTAACAGTCCCCAGCCCGCTCTACGCTGTGTACGCAGCAGATTATGTCTGCAATCGGTAGCTGACATCGTCGAACTCCAAACCTTACTTATAGCGCAAATACCAAAGGGGCTTCGGCCCCTTTTTTGTTGAGGCAAATATGGCAAGAATGAACGATTGGGATGCTTTTGAAAGGTACAAAGCACAATTACGGGGCTATGAAGATCACGCCAATAATCGCTTCAGCACAAGGATGCCGGCCTGCTTAACGGAAGCATTTGAAAGGTCGATGATGAACAGTGATACCTCTTTCACTTACCAGCGTATCCAATACAAGAACACCATGCCTGGGCGGTTCATTCAGGTGATCGGAGATGGTAGAGAAATTCGGCCACTGAGCTGTATGCAGTTACGCACAAACTTTCTAAGCAGCCGCGAGCGCTATAACGTTGCTCAAATGCCAATGATGCCTTCGACATTCGAAGATGACCCATCAGACCCTCTCGTAAGCAGAGCGTTTAAAACCGTTGCGCTCTCTTCTTTCGTTACCATTTCAATGTCCACGTTGGATAGCAGAAGCCGTCACTTCACTCTCTACTTTGCAGACAAATTTATAGACGGAGCTATTAGCTTCAGCCCGATATTCTTTGAATCTAACGGCGCACGAGTGCCGGACAACGCACCGGCGGAAGAATATCTAACCTGGCCACGTCGCACAGGCAGAAACGAGTTTCTGGCTCGATTTACCAGCTAAGAATAATAGGTAGTGACCTACCAAACATTATTGGCTATTCTTGTCACGAATTTATTAGGCAATGGACGCCTACATACTCACGAAGGGAATCAAAAATGTCAGAAGTTAAACTGCCAGAGTACCAGAGCATCAAGGTGGTTGGCGCCGCAAAAATCGCTTCAATCACCGGCACTGCAATCGGCCTGGATCTCCACAAAAGCATCGTAGAGATTGAAGTTGGCCGCGCCTGGGTTGCTCGCCACCAACCAGAAGTCGGTGGCTACTTTGTTCGCTATGAAGACGGCTATGAGTCGTATTCACCGGCTGAAGCGTTTGAGAAAGGTTATCTGGCGCTCGCAGACGCAGGTTTCGCTGCTTCATTTGGCGTCTCGTTTGGTATCGCCATCGAGCTGCTTAAAGAGGGTGATCGTGTGGCTCGCAAGGGCTGGAACGGTAAAGGGATGTGGCTTGAGCTGCAACGCCCGGACGCTGACAGTGACATGACGCTCCCATACATCTATATGCGTACTGCAGACGGGCAGAACGTACCGTGGCTGGCCAGCCAAACCGATATGCTCAGTGAAGATTGGGTGATCGTGAAATGACAGACGCAGAACTGGAACAGCAGCTGCTCGACAAAGGACTAACCGCACCTCGCGTTACTCTGGAGCACATCGAGAGCCTGATTGCTGAAGAGCATTATTTCTCAGCTTACGACGGCATTCGATCAGCTAACCAGGGCGTCGATGCAGCTTGGTGGGCTAACACGGCCGCCGACCGTCATACGTTTTGCTATTTGCTACTGACCAACGGTTACACTGTCACGGGTGAGAATGCGTGTGTTAGCAAAGAAAACTTTGATCCTGAGTTGAGCCGCCAGCTGGCACGCCGCAACGCTATTGCAAAAATTTGGCCTCTTGAGGGCTACCTTTTAAAACAAACATTGAGTGATGAACAGAATGGTAAAAGTGAAAATTTATGGCAAAGAACAGTGCGCCTACTGCAAAAACGCAAAGGAGCTGGCCGAGCAACTACAGAGCCAGGGCAAGCTGACGTTTGAGTACATCGACATCCAGGTCGCCGGAATCGGTGCGGCTGAGCTGAGTGAACTTGTTGGCCAGCCGGTAAAGCAAGTGCCCCAAATCTTCGTTGATGACAAGCCGGTGGGCGGCTACACTCAGTTTTCAGCGATTAAGTTCTAAGACAAGGCTCCGTTCGGAGCCTTTTCATTTGGCTTGGCCACCTTTCCCATTACGTTAAAAATTACGTAATTCCAGCAATACTGAGTAATAACAATGCGCCATAGAGATACTTTCGACGGTTGGCCTGATGAGCAGGTGATCGCATTCATGACCGAAAACCATTACACCAACATCCGAAAATTGCCTGATGGCGAATGGTGTGGATTGTTCCGCCTGGCATTTACGTGGTCGGTTTGTATGGGCGTAACCCCACTCACCTCTTTCCGCTACCGTTGGTGCTTTGCCGATCGCGAGGAAGCGCTCTACCTCATTGAGACGGCTGAAGAATATGACGGCGTACCGGTTCGAAAAACGTCACTGAAGGGGCATCGCTATCCGTATGGCCAGGCTCTATACAAAGAGAAAGACGAGCACGGATTTGAAAAGTGGTGAAGAGTAAATGAAAAAGGCTCCTATGTAGGAGCCTCATTTCTGGTCGAGCGGGATAATGAAAATTATCCGATACTTACTGGCTTTACGCCTTTCTTTGGGCCGACCATATCCATGTCTTTCTCTTTCTGGCCAACCTTTGCAAGTTTATTGCCATCGATAGACGACCAAAAATCCAGAGAGCGTTTAGCCCCAGCCATCGCCTTATCAGAAGTAATTCGTTTGCTTTGCTTAATCATTTTGTCACCTCTTTGGCCAAAGCCTTCATGAACAATTTTACAACAGTTGCGTTCATTAAACAAACAACCCAATACGCCACATATGTGAGGGGTTATTCTTCATCAGGGTCAATTCCATTAACCTTGATTCGAATAGTGTCGAGAACATCAATCACATCGGCAGACATCTTTGTGAAATCATTCCATACTTGGGCGAACCCGTAACTACGATAACGCGGTTTCGCTTCTTCTGTCGGGTCTTTAAGGTAAATGGTGTCAAGATCTGCCATCTCGCAGAAGGTTGTTGCGTAAATTAGCGCAATGATAAGTACATTGCCTGTTAAGTCCGTCTCTTCATGGGCGATAAAATTCTCTAACATGCAGATAGCAAACTGCTCACGGAGCACATCATATTTGCAGATAATTACTGCCTGAAGACGTTCAGGTTCATCGCGGTCGATCAGCTTCAATGTTATATCGAGGATTCCATCAACGGCGTTGCCGTTGTAGGTTTCCATAGCCCATCGCCAATTCAAGTTGCTCTGAACGGTTCCAGCCTCAAGTAGACGTCTTTCCTCTTCACTCAAAATGCCTACTGAGATATTAGTCCAACCGATGATCTCAATGGCTTCCTGTGTGGTGGCCAGGCATTGCTCATGGATTTGCTGTATGGATAAGTCGCTCACTAAATGGTTCCCTTTAGCTTGATTCCCTTCGGCAATTGTATCTCCAGCCCCCTTTAAAGTTAATCTATTAACTTCTACACAATCAGCCTGGATAAAATGTCAAAATTCAAGAAACGAGCCTTTTATGATTCCATACTTATATAGTATGGAATCATTGTAAAATCCGAGCTATGCTGACCCTAAAAAAGAGGTTTCGCATATGCGCAGTGATTTTGATCTGGCTAAGGCAGCAGAGAACTGTTCCGCAGAGACGATCGCGTTTTTGCAGACCGTCATCGAGTCGCCGCTTGACCAGCTGGAAGATTTCAGTGATTCCGACCCGGCATTCAGGAAAGCATTCATGCTTTTCACTCGGCTATCTTTGTTAGTGACTCGCCGCCGACCCGAGCTTGGTGTCCACTGTATTTTGATACATGTTTTGCCTAAAATTGGCGATCTTCCTCTGTCCAAAATCACAAAAGTGGTCGTTAACCGGCTGACTAACCCGCTGATCATGGAAGGCAAAATTGTTCAGGGAAAACGTGTCTTTTCCATAATGAAGCAATTCCTAGCCTGGTGCGTGTTTCAGGGGTATCTAGAGAACTCACCAGTTGGCGACATTCCACTGAACAAAGTTGGTGGCTCAAACCCTAAGCCCAGGGAGCGCACTCTAACCGACGCTGAAATCTGGGTGTTCTGGCATGTATGGGATTACTTCGAAGTCTGCGAGGTGACGCGCTGGGCTGCCAGATTGACGCTTGCTGCTGCTCGACGCCCTGACGAGATACTACGTGCAAAATCCGCTGAGTTTGACCTCACCAATAACATATGGAACCAGGGTCGTCGCAACAAGTCGAATCGAGACCACCGGTTGCCCATCAGCCCGATTATGAAACTCTGTATCGAACGGCTGCTTGCCGCTGGCGAGGGGAGCGAATGGCTATGCCCATCTAATAAGAAAGCGGGCCGACCGATGTCTAAGGTGGCCATCAGCCAATCTCTACGCCGAATCCTTGAAACACCTGAAATGCTTGCGCTTGAGCCTTTCACTCCGCGTGACCTCCGCAGGACTGCAAGAAGCTGCCTGGCAAGCTTGGATGTACCGAGTGACGTATCAAGAAAGGTTTTAAATCAAAGCCTTGAAGGCATAGATCGTGTATACGATAGGCACGACTATATAGATCAAATGCAAGAAGCACTGTACAAATACTCAGTATTTTTGTTTAATATAGTCGAAAGCGAGGGGGTGGAGGATTTGAGCCACAAATACAAAGGCGACCGCCTGGATCTCTCAAACAGTCGCCTTGGGCTTGGTGTCGTTAATTTTCGATTGCGGCAAGTATCTTCTTGAGCTTTTCATCTGAAAGAGTGCCGGATGCTTTTGTTTTGTCTCTTAAGGCATTGATTATCTGGCGCTCTTCGTCACTTAGACCAGGGAGGTTTTTCTTTATGAATTGGTGGATGACCGGGTATCGTTCTTCCAGCACCAGCATCATAAAGCGGGTCTCATCTGTGCTAAGAGCTTCAGCGAGAAGGGATACTTTTTCCAATGGCATCGGCAGTCGGCCGGTTTTGATATTGGAAAGGTTGTTTGCGTTTTCGTAGCCAATCTCAGATGCGATCTGAGTCTGGGACTTTGGGGAGGTCAAAATTAGCCCCTCAATAAACGCTGAAATGCGGTTACCTTTTTTAGCGACCATAATATATTTTTTTCCTGCTTACTTATGCGAAATAATTCTTAATAGAGAGGTGTCATTTGCACCATTGCCCTGAGTGTATTACCGGCTAGAAAGTAAGTAAAGGGTTATCCCTGCATAACGATAAGTAACCCACTAACTATTCAGAATACGCCCATATCTCAAGGCGTAATGAGAATTGTTTTTGATATAAAACCTTTGATTTTTGTTACATACCGTATAAGATGCCGCCTCATTAAATAAGAACTGTCTCAAAGGTTGTTTATGGATGATCTAATTGCCTCCTTGAAGGCACTTGGCGTAGGTATGATTATCGCCGTTCCTTACCATTTAGTTTCTGACATTATCCTTCGCTGCAACGGTATTGACATTGACTGCGGAGACGACGCCGTCGCATGTTTTCACATCAGCATTGCGCAAATGAAGTACACCCTTGCCTGCACTGGCGAAACCAATCTGGTCACACGTTTTCTTTAATTCTCTTTAGCCTTTCTTAAAATCCAAACCTTGTTACTAGCCTGCGCGTTAATGGTCTCATTCATTGCGCGCAATGTTATTATCACCACTCAGAAAACAAATTGTTTTCATAAACAAGAAATGGAAAAGCACATGAAAAACAAACAAAAAATTAGAAAAGAGGTTCAGATATTTCGCGAAAGTGTTCGCAAGGTTGTTGTCATGCTCTCCGGTAAAGACATTCCTGTGGCAGAACGTGGAAGCCGCGCATACGTCGAATACAACAAAGATGGGACGCCTTGCATGGTGAACCTACCTTCTCTGCCAGATGATGCCACTGATGGCCTCATGAACGCGATCCGTGGCTTCCTTGACCATGAAGTCGCCCACCTCCTTTTCACCGACTCGAAGCTAGCATTTAAGCTACTCGAAAAGAAAGACAGCCCAGCTTTTCACCTCTGGAACGCTGTTGAAGACACCTTCATTGAACGACGCATGGGTGAGGTTTTTTCTGGCTCTAAACGCAACCTTGTCAACACGCAACGGCATGTAATTGAAAAACTTTTCGTTCCGAAAGTGGATGATGCACTAAAGGCTTTATCACGTAACCCGCGGGATCTCTTTCTAAAGTTCCTGTTAATGCCAGCTTTACGTGCCTGGGCGGGACAAACGCCTTTTATTGAGTTCATGGAGCCGTATTGGGCTTATGTTCGCGATCCTGTATCAAAACTAAGTAAAGGTGGTGTGCCGGCTGCTGTGCCAATGTTGATGAGCACCGAAGATTGCATCAAGCTGGCAGGCCGCATTTCACTGGCTTTAAAGGAAGAAATGGAGAAACCAGAAGGTGAATCTGGACATGGTGATTCGGAGGAAAATGATTCGCCTGATCATGTAGGTAGTGAACAACCTACTAAATCAAATGATGAATCTGTTAGTGATAAGCCTGGCAGTGATGATGAGACGCAGGAAGAAGAAGAGCCTGCTCCTGTAAATAATAGTAATGAAGATAATATAAAAGATAAGGAAGAAGGCTCTGAATCAGATACTGACTCCAGCAACGCTAATGACTCCCAGCCTAAAGATGGTGACGCTCACGAGGATGACGCCCCAGCTACATCAGGTGATGGTGATGGTAAACCAGAAGGTGAAGAGGAATCTGATCAGTCTGAAGGGTTTGGTGGATTTGAGGGCGAGTCGGACGACAATGAACCATATAATGAGCAGCCTGAAAGTGGTTCGGGCGGTGCAGACGATACTGATTCAGCGGCCAACTCAAATGACCAACAAAGCACACCAGGTGATCTAGAAAGTGATGGTCGTCAGGAAGCCACCCAGGGCGATCTAAACGAAGAAGATGGCGGTACTGGTGAAATTCCATTGGACGCAGCGTTTAAGGCGCTGGAAGGCACTGAGGTGGCTCCAGAGCAAGGTATGGAGGAAGCGCTCAACGAGGTAATGGCCAACGAGCTGAAAGGTGTGCCAAAAGGCTCATATCGCCCATATCAACGCTCCTACGACTTTATTGGCCCGATTGATGAAGTTGAGAACCATCTCCGCAAAACTCATAAAGCTTTTGGCCGCATCCATCTTAACCGTGTTTTAAAGAACTGGCGTATCGACGACGAAGGCACCAGTTTATTTGCCTCGAATGTCGAGCGTCGTCTCGCTGATGGATCGGCTTCAACACTGGCTAAAGACCTTGAACGTGCCATTGCGAGCCGTAACAAAGTCCAGTTCGTACCTGGTCAACGTCGTGGAAAAGTGCATAGCGCTAATTTGTACCGACTGTCTATGAACGATGACCGCGTATTCCGTCGCAAGGAAGACCATAAGGCAGTAAACGCTTGTGTGCAGCAGGTTATCGACTTGTCTGGCTCGATGCAGGGTTCGAAAATTTGTCTCGCACTGGCCTGCGCCTACACAATTTCTGACGCGCTCGATCGCATAAATGTTCCGAACATCATTACCGGGTTTACAACTGCAGGCTGTGACATCGATGCAGCAAGGAAGATGGGTCGCGGCTACAACCGCTATGAATCATTGATGCTCCCCACTATCAAGGGTTGGCACGAACGAGCAAACACGCCCACCACACGCAAACGCTTAGGCTGCTTGTCAGAGAGATTCCCCCTTGAAGACAACATTGATGGTGAATCAATTATGGCTTTAGCTCAGCACTTTGCTGGCCGCACTGAGGATAAGAAAATCATGCTTGTCATGAGTGACGGTGCACCAGCTGGAATCGGTCATGACTTCAGCGACCATCTTAAAGCTGTGGCTGAGTCAATAGAAGGCAGTGGTCTTATCGAACTAATGGGTATCGGCATTCTTACGGATGCTCCCAGCCGGTTCTACAAGAACCACGTCGAAGTTAAAAAAGTGGAAGACCTGGGCGCCACTGTCGTGAGGAAATTGTCTCAATTGATACTTGGCTAAGCTGTGCCGATAAAGATAAGTAGGCAGCTACTTATCTTTTTATCTTAAAATTATTACTATAAGCACCAGATAAACAAAAACGAGAAAGGAAAAGCACATGAGCGCCGTCCAAGTCCAAGACACCCCAGCGAAGGAAACCATCACCTGCCATTGGTGTTCTTGCGAGTTCCACCACCTGAAATCGCATCTGCAGGGCAAATGCACCGGCATTCCTGAAGAGCATAAGAGCAGTACCGTAGAAGACATCATCGCGGCATACACCACTCAGTTCCCCAACGCCCCAACGATTTCACCTTTGGCCATTAAGACAATTCAGGCTCGTAAGCAGGAAATTCAAGCTGCTGAGAGCAAAGCACCGACCGTTAAGGTTGGCTACATCGGCACTGAGGAATACAAGGTGGAGATGGTGGCCGCACACGAGCTGCTTGGCGTAGATCTGAAAAATCTATCCACCGCGCTAAACCAGCCCCTCAAGGTATCAGTGAACGTAAACACGCCATTCCCAGAGTTTGTACCGGTGGCCAAAGACAACTACGTATACGGTGACTTTGAGCTTATCAAAGATGTTCTGATGATGATGGAGCTGGGCATTCCAGGCTATCTGTGGGGTCATGCAGGCACTGGCAAAACCTCTCTACCAACTCAGCTTTGCGCCCTGATGAATCGACCGGTCATCCGCTCTCAGCACACCGCTTCGACGGAAGAAGCTCATATCTCCGGGCAGATTCTGGCACGAGACGGTTCAACTTATTTCGAGCCTGGCTTGTTGGCACTGGCAATGCGTCACGGCTGGGTATATCTGGCAGATGAATACGACTTTGCATTCCCTCAAATTTTGGGCATCTACCAGCCAGTGCTGGAGGGTGAAGGTCTTGTCATCAAAGAAGCTACCCCAGAGTGGCGCCGCGTTGCACCGCACAAACGGTTTGCTTTCATCGCCACCGGCAACACAAACGGATCTGGAGACGAAACAGGACTGTATCAGGGTACAAACCTGCAGAACGCCGCCAACTTCTCTCGCTTTGGAATTGTCTCGAAAGTTCATTACATGAGCCAGCGCGCCGAAACCAACATGCTGGTCAAAGCAGGCGCTACAGATGATTTCGCTCAGAAGCTGGTGCGCTTCGCAACTCTTATTCGTGAAGGCTACGAAACCAGCGTGATCTCACAACCAATTGGGCCGCGCGAGCTGCTGCTGTCTCTTCAGGTTGGTATTCGCCGCGGTGACATTCCAGCTGGTCTGCAACGCGCATTCATCAACAAACTCCCTTCAGCGTCTGCCCAGGCAGCGCGCGAGATCGCGGATCGCATTTTCGTATGAGCAAAGGCTGCTTTGGTTCACTGATAGCAGCCTCTGAAACTAATCCCGTTTGCATGGCATGTTCCAGCAAGCGGGATTGCTTCGTTAAGGCACAAGAGACCGCTATCAAGATTTACGGGAAGTTCGCTGGCTTCCCAAACGACAAAATAAAAAAGACAAGTAAGGCAAAAGCACATGAAAGCATTAATGGTACGAACTGACTTCTCCCTGGGTGAGTCGTCTTTGAAGGCAGAGCGCGCCGTAGAGAAAGCCCGCGAAATGGGTTACTCGTCGGTGATCTCCGCTGACAGCATGAATCTGGCATCCGTAATCCCCTTGCAGATGGCGGCTGGTGACGATGTCGCGGTCATTTGTGGTGTAAAGCTGAACCTGGTTGACGATCCTACATACGAGCACCGCGCTCGACTCGCTAAGGAGTCTAAAGGATGTATGGAATCATTAACGCGCGCGCGCAGCTACAGCTTCACGGCGCTCATTAAGAACGAGCAAGGTTATGTCGATCTCTGCGAACTGATGACGCTGGCAAACACACGCGAGCAGTTTTATCACGTTCCCCGTCTTGAGCTGGCGCAACTGCTGGCGACGTTCGCCAAAGGCAACATCATCCTGCTGACCTCGGACATGGGAAGCGTATTCCAGCGCCCGGACTTCGCGAAGATTATCGCCCAGCTGGTTCACGCTGGCGGCCGTGAGAACTTTTACTGCGCCGTTTATCCGATTGCTACCCCACTCTATGACCAGCTGAATAGCAAAGCGCTCAAGGTGGCCAGTGCTCTTAAGATCGAGCCGGTGGCGTTCTACCCTGCTTACTACGAGGCTCCCACTGACGCTGACATCAAAGACATCGCGCATATGGTGCTGAACAACATCAAAATCGACCAGCTGCACCGTATGCGAATCCCGTATCAACGTGACAATGGCGTTAATGATCGCCGCCACTTACTCCAGCTATTGAAGGAGTTTGCGGTGCGGATGGGTGTCAACGTCACGCCAGCAATGGTCTCAACAACTCAGGACGCGATCATTGATGCGTGTACATGGCGCTGGCACCCGCTGGAACCCGCTTTACCAACCATGGCAGATGATGAGCCAGCCACATTGCGTAAACTCGCTGTAGAGGGGCTGAGGAAGCGTCTTAGCACCAAAGAGTTCGGCTATGCACCACCAGCCACAATGCACCGTGATTATGTTGAGCGCCTGAAGTACGAACTTGATGTTTTAACCCGCCTTGGCTTCTGCGGCTACTTCCTCATGGTTCACGACCTGATGAATTACGCTCGCGGCGCCGGGATTCCTGTTGGGCCTGGCCGTGGTTCATCCGCTGGCTCTCTTGTCGCCTGGTGCGTGGGGATTACAAACGTAGACCCTATTCGCCATGGATTGCTGTTCGAACGTTTCATTAACCCTGAACGTCTCGACTTGCCCGATGCTGATCTGGACTTTAGCCAGGCACGTCGTCACGAGGTCATTGAGTACCTGGGTGAGCGTTACGGGGAGGATTACGTCGCTGGCATTCCCAACTTCACATACCTCGGTGCAGCTTCAGCACTGCGCGACACCGCACGTATCTTTGGCGTGGATTCAGCGGATATGGCGGTATCGAAAGACCTGCGCTTTGTCGATGACGATTCACTGTCACTCGAAGAGATGCGCGAAGAGCTTTCCAGCCTGGACAAATACGCAGCCAAATACCCGGACGCATTTAACGCGGCCACCAAATTGCAAAGTCTCATGCGCGGATTCGGCCGCCACGCAGCTGGCATGATCGTAGCCGGTGTGAAACTGACAGAGCGCACACCGGTCGAGCGACGCGGGGATGCGCGTGTAATCGCTTTTGACAAGCGTTACTGCGAATCCATGGGATTGATTAAGTTGGACGTGCTAGGTCTCGCTACGCTCGATCTGCTGGCTTATGCGCAGCAATACGTGAAAGAAGCCACGGGAAGCGTGATTGATCTCGATGCAATTCCACTAACTGACAAAAAGGTTCTTGATGGCTTTGCCGGTGGCCACACCCAGGGCGTGTTCCAGCTTGAATCAGGATCGATGCGTAAGCTGCTAAAGGATCTGGGCGGCGGCATTGATCCGATGAGCTTTGAAACAGTTGTCGCCACGACAGCATTATTCCGACCTGGCCCGATCGAATCTGGAATGTTGGACAGCTACGTTTCGGTGGCCAAAGGCTTCAAAGAGGCTGATTCCATCCACCAGGTACTCGATGAGCTTACCTCTGAGACCAATGGGGTAATTCTCTTTCAGGAACAAACCATGAAGGCCACGCAGCTGCTGGCCGGCTTCACGCTCGCGGAAGCTGATGGCGTCCGAAAAGCGATCGGTAAAAAAGACATGGAGAAGATGAAGAAGGTCGGTAACCAGTTTATCGAGCAAGCCCAGGCCGGCTGGATAGAGGTGAAGCTGGAAGACGGAACCACTCGCCAGTTCCACCGCGCGGAGCACTTCAAATGTGCCGATGGCAAGCTGCGAACCATCGAAGAAGCAATGCACGATGGCGCCGACGTTCTGGGCATCTAACCGTTTAACGCAGCTTGGATGCCGTATCTGAGCTGCGAAAATTAATACATGGATTGTGATTAAGAGGCACCAATGAAAGTTTTAGAGACGATTTCCACGAAGCCCGGACTAAGCGACAGCAAAGCAAAAGAGATCTGGGAAGCGTTTGAGAAAAACGGGGCGTATCAGTTCAACAAATCTCACTCAGTGGCTTACTCGCTGATTAGCTATCAGTCGATGTTCATGAAGACGCACTACCCTGCCCAATTCTTCGCAGCAGCGCTGACTATTTTGGGTGATGACAAGCATCAGGGGCTGGTTAAAGACGCTCTGAGCTTTGGCATTCGCATCTTGCCACCAGATGTAAATATCTCGACCAACCGCATTGAGATCCGCCAGATGGAAGACGGTACGCAAGTGCTGTATGCGCCCTTCTCAGCTGTTAAAGGATGCTCAGAGAATGGATGCCAGGCGATCATGCGCGCCCGAGCGAAAGTGGGAGGCCATTTCACCGACATCATGCAGTTTGAAGAGGCGGTTGAGAAGCGCGCCTGCAACAGTCGTGTTCGTGATTCTCTCGATCGTGTCGGTGCATTTGCCAGCATCATCCCCGGCAGCTTACCCGCAACTTCCGAAGAGCGTCGCCGTGACCAGGCGGAGCTGATGGGTAATCTGGTGATCGATGCGGTAAAAGCGACACGCCGGTTTGAAATGAACCTGAAACGCCAGGCTGAAGTAAACGTGCTGATGACGAATATGGCCGCTGAAATGGGGCTGGGTGATGAGCTTATCCGTCCGAGCATCGGCATCAAACCACGCTTGATGATCATCCTCGACAACGCCAACGGTAACGATGGAAAAACCGGCTACTTCATGGAGAACGGTTATGACGACTTCAAGGCGAAGTTGCTGGTTGCCGGTGATCTGAAGATGGGCGATTTGTACGTTACCGGCGTTTGCAAGAAGGTGAAGGACAAAGAAAAGGACTACACCAAAGACGAGTTAGGCCAGTTTAACGAGTTCATCAAAGCAGAGGTGGCTTTGGTACGACCAACGTACATTCTTACGTGCGGCGCCAAGTCCACCAGCCTGTTTAACAACAAATCGAAGCCATCAGATCTTGTTGGCCGCAAAGAGTATCTGCCGGAGTTGGATGTCACGGTATTCTATGGCTTTAATCCCAACATTCTCCACTTCCGCCCAGAAGAAGGCGAAAAGCTGGAGTTGATCCTCGCTGACGTTGCCGAGGCAGTAAATTCGTGAGCAAGCCTCACATCCTCTATAGGGCAGACTTGCGCTGCCCCAACTGCAAATCAGCGCCTGAAGTCATTCGAATGACGGATGAGAATACCGAGCAATTTTGGTGGGAAGAGAACGGCACGACATATCCCGTTTTATTGCGCCATACAGAGCTGGCAGCACGTCATTGCACATTCAGAACTGAGATCTACCACCTGACCCTTCCGCTGGCTATTGGCGTTTGGAAAGAACAAATTAAAAACAGGAATAAACGATAATGACTACCGAATTGGCACCGGCGATGATTGAGAAAGCGCGCGAAGCAATTACCCGCTCTAACTTCTGGGAGTTTATCGACCGCACTATGACACTTGAGCTGGCCGTGGCCAGCGCCAAATACGATGGCGAACGCGCCCCTAATCGTTTACGCAAGGCGGCCAAGGCAATGCTCAACGTCGTTTACGATCCTCTTATGCGTCGATTCGTTGACGGCATCAGTAGTTCGAGCAAAGCGCTGGAAAAGCTAGATGAGCTAAAGGCGTACCGCGACAGTCTGGTGACAAAGGTAGCCAATGAGTTTACTGAGGCCGAAAAGTTTGGCGACGTTGGCGAGTACCGCCGTCAAAGAGCTGCGAGAATGATGCAAGCAGCGTAAGCAAAAGGCGCTATATAGCGCCTTTAATTATTTAACTCTTAGGAAAGTTGTGCTCAATACATTTTTATATCTATTCAAGTCGTTTTGTATTCCTGCTTCATTTACAATTAATCCTGCAGGGTCATATACAAGGCAAATCAAATGCCCACAATCTGGATGTTTCGTATACTTCATAATATCCTCTATTAACTGTTTTCCAATCTCTTTATCATTTAGACCCGCCCTCGTCATTTTGCATTCGATTACGATTTTTTCTTTATGTAAAACAAAATCGATGCGGGCGTTCCGATTAAATGTTGAAGAAACAGCGTCCTCACATCTAATATCATCGAATTCAATTTTCAGAAGAGCATGGAGTAGGTCTTGCACATCATATTCATCATTCATCAACAATGGTGGTCTTGAAGCATATCTGATTTTCATAGCATCCACGACCAGACCGAAACGCTCACATATATTTATGGCTTTTGATAGCGAGTCAACATTAGCAGACCCAAACAATTCGCCTCTATATTTTCTATAGTCAGATGTTATTTTATTAATTAACCCAACCGTATTTCTAATTATATCATCGCGAACAACTTTATAGTCTAGGTCTCTATCGTAAGATTTCATATCGGTTTTTTTAATGACCGCCGAGATTTCCTTCCACTCACTAACAAAATCATGATTTGAAGGATATAAAGCCCTTATAGCTACCTCAATTTCATCAAAGGTCCTTTGGGTAACGCGGCTTCCAAAACAAATATCCTCTTTATTTTTAATGATAATTTTCCGCGAAATCAACTCATTTATTGCCCGCACTTTGGCGTCAGGATTCAGTTCCATTATAACCTCTAAAAATAGGGGCTTCCGCCCCTTTTGTTTATCCGACGTTGATCCGATAACCTTGAACGCCACCTCTGCCTATGTCACTTAATACAAATGACAACCTGCCACCTTTTGAGGAAGGCCAAGCTGCTCTCAAATTGCTATCAATAAGAATAACATTGTTGCCACCTGAAAGTTTAGTTGCTCTGAACACGCATTCTCCATATGCTTTAGCATGTCTAGCTCCTTCAATTCCAGAAAGGCTTACCAGCGCCTTGCTAAGTGCCAATCCAATACCAATCTTCAAGGGCGGAAGGTCGTATCTATTTGCTAAGGCGGTGTTTACGATATCTAAAGTATTATTTAAGCAATCTTTAGCCGCATTGTGAGCATCGTAAATGTACTGTTCCGGTTTTTCTTCTTCTTTTTTGAAAAAACCAAGAACACCATCACCTAAATATTCAGTGACACCCCCTTTATATATATTTATTGTTTTCTCAAGAGCAGGCAAAAGAGCAGAGGTTTCATAAAACACACGCTGTATTCCCTCAAGCCTAATCGAATTACTGGCAGTAAGCATGTGATCTGTAGAATTGCGCATATCGGCAACAATAGCTATGAAATCGTCTACTATCGTCTCGCCTTCCATAACTATTTCATGCCCAGGTATTTGACTTGGGGCCGAGTCCATAGCACTCTTATTGAAGGCTTCGGTGCCGACTCTACTCTCTGATATTAATTTATATCCACCATTACTCCAATGGTATTCAGCTTGATTAAGAGACCTATCAACTAAGTTAGCAATTATTGACCGCTGATCATTATTCATGCCTGAACTCCAAAATTGAAGTAATATACAGTAGATAGAAACATACCTAAAGTAAGCCATCCCAAAGTCAAGTTAGTGCATACATTGACCCGAAGATTTTTAACATTACGAATTAAAGATACTTTCATCTTTTCACTAGCTAGTTCTTCAAGTAATTTTTGTTCATCTTGAGGTATAGCTGATAGGTAAGTTTGAACATCTTGAGTTGCTCTAACATCACTGATGCTAAAGAAATCCTTCTTCCCTATGAGAGGCATGCCACCCATGTAAAAAGTATCAGCTGGAACTATGCCGATCATATGTTTTTTTATGTCAGTTATTGGCGACAAACTTTTGAACAAAACATATACCGAGGCAAGCCATAAGAATGCTGTAATTACTGAAACAAATCCCAAGTGGTAAGGAGAAGTCCAAAGCTTTGCCACTGCTTTGGAAAGGCCTTCAACTGAAGTCAAAGGAAGAAAGATAACGACAAACAAGAAGCCAATCTTGACATCTGTTGCACGAATAGTGGCTTGGGTATCATTAATCGATTGATAAAGAAACTCTATTTGTTTTTCTTTCATTTTTTACTTAGCGCCATCCGCATTGACAAGTTAGATTTATTGAGAAAAATCCCATAGATTTAACAACTTTTTCTGACCCTAGACAACACCTTATGTTTCGTCCCTGAAGTCAAAGCAACGCTGATCGGCTAATCTCCAATAAATTATTAAATTTTGTTCAATTCTGGTAAAGTTTTGAAACCAAAAATTAGCTAATGAGCTACATGAAATATGAACAATATTCTTGACCAAATTATCATCGACCTTGAGTTTTATCGCGACGACCTTGAGGCGGTCTGGCAACGACAACCAGTGCTGCTCATGCAGTACGGTGCAAGACTGGCGCAGGCTGAAAGACAAGTGGCTGATGCTAAGCGCGGCCTCGATGCTGTTGAGGCCAAACTTTATGACACACACCGTAAAGACTTGAGTATGAACGGAATCAAGTTCAACGAATCAATCCTCGACGCCAAGGTAAAGACCAGCGTCAGCTACCTATCCCATCGGCAAAAGCTGGATGATGCTCGTTACCTGGCAGACATGTACAAACATGCCGTTGCAGCCTTTAACCACCGAAAAGACATGATCGTGCAGGCATCTAAGCTCGCCATTATTGAAATCGAACGCATGGGCGCCGAGCGTTTTAATCGCCCCTCCTGACACCCTGTTTTTATATCTGGATTATAGCTAGTTAACTAGCTATTATGCGCTTGCTCGTTAGCGAGTCACGACTGCCCAAAGTGCAATGCACCCTCGGCCAAAAACAATAATGGAGAAACACATGTCATCAGCATTAATGAACCTTCTGAGCAAAGCTCGCGGCGACATCGCAGCTAAGCGTGGTAACAACGTCGATATGGCTCGCCTGAAGGATGGCGATAACTACCTGCGTCTGTTCCCAAACAAAGACGATCCTGACGGCGTCTTCTATCAAACGTGGGGTATGCACTTCGTTAAGTACCAGAACGACGAAGGCAAAGAAGCAACCACCGCCTACGTGTGTGATCAACACACCCATGGTCGTGCTTGCCAGCTGTGCGAAATGGTGATGGAAGGTAAAGCTCGTCACAAAGGCAACAAAGCAATGGAAGACCGCATTCAGGCAATGCGCGCCACTCCACGCTATCTGGTTAACGGCGTACTTTCTGCTCGTGAAGATTTCGCTGATGCGAAAGAAACCCAGCTGATTGAACTGCCAGCAACCGTGTTCGATGACATTCTGAAAGTTATCGGCGAAGACCTTTCCGATGAAATTGGTAACCCGCTGAGCAAAACTGAAGGCTATGCGTTCTGCATTACCCGTACCGGTTCTGGTCGCGACACCAAATACAGCGTCTCTCCTAAGCGCAAAGTCTTCAAAGGCAACATCGAAGACAAGTTCTGGAACAAGCAGCATGACCTGATTGCTTTCGCAAACCAGGCTGACGAAACCAAATTGCTGGCTACCACGCGTCACATGAGCCGTCAGATTGGAATCGCTGCACCTTCTGCGATTGCCGCTGTTAAATCAACAACCACCTCAGCAGCAGCACTGCCAGGTTTCGGCTCCATCACCGGCCACGACGACGCCCCAGCGACTACTCACGGTGCAGCAGCTGTTGCGCGTGAAGAGACCCCGGCGCCTTCGTCCATCGTTGATGAAGAAGTTGCTCGTGCGGTTGAAGCTGAGTTCGTGCCAGAAGCTGAAAAAGTTTCTGAACCAGTGGCGGCAACGCCAGCGGCAGAAGCACCTGCAGCAGCAGACCCGGCACTGGATTCACTTCTGGCTGAGCTGGAAGGTCTGTAATCGTCGAATAGACGGAAAGAAGGCGTCTTCGGACGCCTTACTTTTTGGAAGGAGCATACCTTGAACTACTTATTCGTCGATGGTAACAGCCTCGGCTACTACCACCAGCAGCAGAAAGAGAAACTTCACAACGGTGAAATGGAAGTGCAGGCGATTTTTGGCTTCGTCAAAAACGTTCGTCGTTATGCCTCTATCCTTCGCGCGCGGCCAATTGTCTTTTGGGACGGATTCAGCGATCGCCGCCGTTCGTTTTACCCAGAGTACAAAGCCAACCGAGACGACAACCCAGAAATGCTGAAGATGAAAGAAGGCTTTTCCAAGCAAAAGCCTTACATCGTCAACATGATGAAAGTGCTGGGCGTAAACCAGTTCACGGCCAAAGATGGCGAAGCTGATGATCTGGCCGGCATGTTCGTTGAGAAGTTAGTTGATTCACCTGCAGTTGAACACATCTATTTGCTCACTGGCGATCAGGACTGGCTTCAGCTGGTTAGCGAAAAGGTTACATGGGTGACAGTACGAGCCGACGCCCAGCATAAACAGATCAACTTCGAGCAGTTTTCGGAGCTTACTGGCTATGCAACTCCCCGCGGCTTTCTCGAAGGCAAAGCACTCCAGGGCGACAAGTCCGACAATATTGCTGCTGTAGGTGGCATTGGTGACGGTGGCGCCAAGGAGATTATTGCGGAGTACGGCAGCGTTGTAACGATGGTGCGGGGCATTATGGGCGGCAGCATTGTCATCGACAAAGGTCGCCATAAAACAGCATTCAACAACCTGGCCAAGAACGCTTTCAACGAGAAAACCAAATGTCGGATGCTCGAAACCTTCAAGCGCAACATGTCACTGATGAACCTCATCAAAACTCAATTCCCACCGACTGTAATCGAGCCAGTAAAAGCTGAGCGCGACCAGAAAGCATTTGAGCAAATGTGCCTGGAGCTTAACTTCCGGTCGTTCCTTGAAGATATGGACGTGTTCAAGCTGCCATTTGAAAGGTACTGCGCATGATCCGCTCTTTGTTCACCGGACACCCATCAACCTACACCGCGCTGGCCAAAGAGGTCGTTTTCCTTCATGGGGAAAGCGCAGTGACCTGTCTGCCAACAATTCTGTCACGCGCCGGGATGAGCGTTACCAAACGCGAGCTGGGGCAGGTTTCAGATCAGGTTGTGAAAATGCTTTCACGCGTAAAGAAAAACCTTAATTGCGACTCGATTGAGTGGAACGAGGCGAAAGCCGCAGAACGTATAAAACCACAAGGATAAAACACATGGCTAAATCAAAACTCGCTCAGGCGCTGAATAAAGCGATGGGCAAAAACGACACTATCCAGAAAGTCGAGCAGTGGCTCGATACCGGATATGCCCCGCTGAATCGCGCCATTTCTGGCCGCTACGATGGCGGTATGCCAGCTGGTCGGATCGTTGAGATCTTCGGTCCACCTTCTGCCGGCAAAACGTTTCTCGCCACCAGAGCGATGATTGCTGCTCAGCGTATGGGTGGCGTTGCAGCCTTCTTTGACCACGAAAACAGCTTTGATGTTGGCCTGGCGGTGGGTATGGGATTAGATGCTGACGAAGATGAAGGGTTTTGGGTGTACAAGCAGCCAAACACCTTCGAGGACTCAGTGGAAAACATCGGCATCCTGCTTAACACCATCCGTAGCAACGAGCTGATTCCCAAAGATGCGCCGATCGTCATCGTGACCGACTCCCTGGCATCAATGGTGCCGCGCTCGAAAGCAGAGAAGTTCACCAAGATGGCTGAAGGCACTGCGAAGGATAAAGACGAGCTGAACATGAACGACAACACAGCTCTGGCGCGCGCAACATCAGCGAACTTCCCTACCCTTGCCCAATGGTGCCGCCAGTACAACTGTCTTCTGATCGTGCTCAACCAGGTGCGTACCAAGATTGGCGTGATGTTTGGCGATCCGACCACTTCACCCGGTGGTGATTCACCGAAGTTCTACGCTTCTGTGCGCATCCGTTTGGGTGCAAGCCAGCTGAAGGATGGCAAAGAGAAGATCGGCCAGTGTGTTGGTGCTGAAGTCGTTAAAAACAAAGTGGCGCCGCCATTCGAGAAATGCAGCTGGAATTTCTATTACGACACTAACCGCGGCCTCGATGTGGTGGAGTCACTGGTTGAGCATATGCTTGAAGAAGGCTTGCTACCAAAGAATTCTTCTGGCCGCGTTGAGATTGGCGATAAGAAATACACCAAATCTCAGATCGTCGATATGTACCGCCAAAAGCCGATGGAAGAAATCGTTGCGGCGCTGGCCAAGATCGACAGCGATAAGCGCGCCAAAGTTGAGGCCGCGAAAGAGACCGCTGAAGTAGAGTAATAAGGCTAACAAATAGCCATTTAATCGAGGGGTGCTAACGCACCCCTTCTTTTTTGATTGCAATTAGGTAGGTAACTACCTATTTTATATAAGCACTATAAAACATCGGAAAAACACATGATTAAGTTCTACACCTTCACAATTGGAGTGATTGCATCTGCCTTAGAGGTGTATCGATTCATTGTGCCAGCACTGTTCTCACTGAGTGATGATTTCGCCATGGTTTTGGCCGTTGTTATCGCTCTTTCTTATCCGGTCGCCCTGGTGACCATTTCTAAAAATGTATGGAAACGCAAAAAGAAATGAAAAAGGTAATTGTCGCGCTGCTATTAGCAGCATCCGCATTCACGCTGACAGGGTGTGATCGTGAAACCGTACCTGCGGGCTACGTTGGTGTGAAAGTCGATCTGTATGGCACTGAGAAGGGCGTACAGCAGCAGGTTGTTGGTGTTGGCCGCTACTGGCTGACCATTAACGAAGAGCTGTACAAGTTCCCAACATTTAACCAGCTGCACACGTATCAAGACCCGTTCGTCTTCCAGACTTCGGACAGCATGACCATCTCCGCGCATGTTGGCGTTGAGTACGCTGTCGAGCCTGACAAGGTGGCCAAAGTCTTCCAGACGTACCGCAAAGGCGTTGATGACATTACCACCAGCAATCTACGTCAGAACATCTCGGACGCACTGATTAAGCACTCCACCGACATGAACATAACTCAGCTGGCTGCCGGTGGAAAAACCAAGCTGCTCGATGAAGTGACCAAGGATCTGCGCGCCGGTCTTGAGCCTATTGGCATTCACATTGTGAAACTGAGCTGGACGACTGACCTGGATTATCCAAAGCAGGTTAAAGACTCCATTAACGCTAAGATCGAAGCAAACCAAAAAGCAGCGCGGGTAGAGAACGAAGTCGCTCAATCTAAAGCTGAAGCCCAAAAGGCTATCGAGTTGGCGCGAGGTGAAGCCGAATCCAATCGCATTCGTGCTGAAGCGGAGGCTAACGCTATCACCCTGCGCGGCCAGGCGCTTCGTAGTAATCCTGAAGTGCTGCAACTGGAGGCGATCAATCGCTGGGATGGTAAGACGCCGGTTTATGTCGCTGGAGGCGGCAACAGCGCCCCACCATTCGTACAGTTCAAGCCGTAACAAACACAAGGCGTCCAGTTGGACGCCTTTTTCTTTCTGTCATTATGACCCATAAGAAAACAACTTGTTTGCTGAGTGAATATGAAATTCAAACACATACCTCTTATTGACGTTACAACGCCCCGCTCTTTTCGGATCGCGATAGTTGACTGCTATTGGCTGACCAAGGGAGAGAACGTTGTAACTAATGAGCGTTACGGGAACTACATGTACAACTCAGACAGGCGCGTTGTGGAGCGAGTATTCGAACGTCACATTCAAGAGGATGGTTACAGTGTCACACATATCCCCCTCGCGTTTATTGAAAGGAGAGATTAAGTGTCTTTTGCATTAGAACCCATTGAACCAGAAATGACCCAGGTTCGGGGCGATAACGTTTCAAATCACCCTGCTTTTGGGATGGTTTCAGTAAACCGCATCCACTCAACCGGCACGACCTTATTCGCTTCTGACCTTCGCCATGCTGAAATCATAGAGCTGGAGATCTACGAAGGCCAGATGGTTGAAAGGGATGGTGTGCAAAACCCGGCGCGCGCTACACGACGCCCTATAACATCCATCAGCCTCAGTTCAGCTCAATGGGCGACTCTGGTTTGCAGCTTTGGCCTCGGCGAAGGTGTTCCATGTACGCTCAATCGCACTAAGACCGGCGATAGCGTTCGCATCCCTCCCATCAAACGGATGGAGTCCACACGTCAGCGATTTGACCGGAACATTGAAGAAGCAGCCCAGCGCCAGCTGGGAAACCTTGCTGAAGATCTGCAATCCCTCAGAACTTTAATGGCCAAGGGAAAAGCCGGTAAGCGCGAGCTGGAAGAATTGTACCGTTCAATGTCTGCCCATCTGGGCAACCTGCCTAAAAACCTATCGTTCTCAACCCAACTAATCCAAGAGTCGATGGACAGCATTGTGTCGGCCGGAAAAGCCGAATTAGAAGCGTCAGCCGTTGGCGTGGCACTTCGCCTGGGGATCAAAGAAATTGGCCGCCTGGCCGAACTGGAGAACAAAACTGATGAGTAACATCGAAGGTATCAAATGGGTGGCTGATGGTGAGCCGAATTTCTACACGCTGCTTTCAGACAAGAACTGGTTCGGGAAACTCCAGCTGAACGGAGAGATGCACCCCGTCGCGCAGGAGAAGTTTTTAAATGCCCTGTTCCCACACTTGAAAGAAGAGGCGAGTAAGTCAGCAACGCCGCTCACACCGGTAAAAATCATCGAAATCATGATCGATTGGCTGGAGTGCAATGTGGATATGGGCACACCGATCATCTTTGACAATGATGATGACAACACTGATTCGGCAAAAGCCTTACCAGCTATGTACGAAGCGCTGCGCGTTCTTAGAGGTATAGGGGGGCAATCTTGACTGTTGTATGCGAAAGCGTGTGGCCGGGTGTCGATTGGTTTACTCCGGGTAAGGAGTATAGCGGTGTGTCAGATTCTGATGGCCAGGCGCTGCATACCACTGACGACTTTGGTGACGATGCCCTGATCTTCATTGACCACTCTCATCACGGCATCTTCAAAACCAAGAAGGATTAACTGATGGTAAGCCAGCAGAAAGATGAGAAGGCAGCTGAGCGCCAGAGATGGATTGCGGAAGGTGTAGAACTCGCCATAAGACACCTTGAAAGCTCTGACTTTGGTGAAGAAAACGACATTCGCCTACTTCGCGAATTGTCTTTGCAACTCAAAAAGGAAATGCCATGACCAGTAAACCAAAGGGAAGCGCTCTGACAGCGCTTTACAGCGCTTCAAACGCTGCGCTTGATGAAGTAGACCAGTTAAGAGCGGATGGCTTCCCGCAGCCATTGTGGGCTGAATCCATGCGCACTGCGATTAGCGAAATGGGCGCCCCCGATGTGGCTGAGAATGAGCAGCCCTGGCAAAAGCTGATCCGCGTGTATGCCGAAGAGATTGGGCCTACACCAGAACCAGAACAGGCATTGCTGCTGAAGCTGTTCAAGGAGGCAGGTGAGAACTTACCAATTTGGCCAGGCACTTGCCACGAGATTTTTCATTCGCAATTTAGAAAGATCGACATCTTTGAAAATTCAGTAGATGGCAAAGAGGCGATCGTCTGGTTCCTCCTTCACCTGGATGATTACTTCCCCCGAGTAGCCGCGAAGATGTGGCCTGTAGATAACAATTAATCGCCTATTTAAGTCAGATATAATTAAGTAACCAACAACTTATAATAAGGGTATAAACACATGAAAACGCTTGTCAGAATCCACTCAAGTTGTGATTTCTCAGTCTTCCCTCTGTTCATTGTTGAAGCAGAGAATGAGGAACTGATGGACGAGGCCATTGAACGCGCTATTAACAAATGCACCGGCTATGACGATGACCAGATAACCATCGACGAGAGCAATGTACGCTGGCGCGGCAGCCAATGTTGGTATCAGGAAGATACCCAACCGCTCTCCAATGAGGATGCAGAAACACTGGTGAGGATCTTATCGTTAGAAACCTACAGCTAACGCTTTCCTTACATTTCGAAAATAGGTTACTATCTACCTATCTTATGGAGTTCGCATGACAGTAGCTTTGCAATTAACCTCTCTCCTTCTGGTAGTTTTATGCCGTCAGATGAAGAAAGCCTTCGAGCCAATGCCCGGGCGCGTTTATTACGCCTTCATGCTCAGCACCGCATTATTCATGTTCCTGTCGCCGGTGCTGAAATGAAACGGATCTCGTTAATCGCATTATTGATGCTTCCCACTTTAGCCCAGGCTAATAGCCTGAAAACGTTGCAGTGTCACGCTGCCATCGTTCATTCAGCTGGAGAGCGAATCACTGGAGTTTCAGAGCGGATGACCGGTGCGCTGGTCGTTGACAGCGGTATGGAGTTTTACGCGCTGCTCGGCTCTACGATTTACAAGTCTCCCCCGCTGAAATCGCGGAAGAAGATGAAATTTGGTGTTGGCTCGGATGGCCAGACCTTTATTAAAAAGGATGCCGTGTACAGCGTGTCTTCTCAGGACACCAGTATCATATTTGACGAGTGTTCCGAGGTTAGTAATGATTTACACCATGCAGAAAAGTGAGATCCAAAAAGAGAGCGGTTACTGGCGCGCAAAGGGCTTTAAGCGTGAAGGGAACGAAGAGCTTCTGGATCGCTGGGACTGCACCATCACCTTCAAGCGCAAGCAGTGGCAGCACTTTGATAAGCTGAAAAACGAAATGACGATCACCGCACCAACACTCTTTGGGCTTCTTAAGAAAATCATCTAATTGGTTATCAAGAATTGACTGAGGTATGTGGCTTTTACATACCGCAGTCAATGGCGTTTGCCGAAGTACGCAACTCTACATACCGCAGTCAAGAAATCACATATTCTGGTTGGTTCAGGGTGGTTTTCATTGACTGCGGTATGCGTATTACGTATCGCAGTCAAGATGGGATGTGAGACGCATATCTCAGTGAAGATTGCATACCGCAGTCAATATTACATACCGCAGCAAACAAACCGCATATCGCAGTCAATAAACTGCATACCTCAGTCAATTTTCGGGTTTGGATTTAGCGAGAGCTTCTGCCAGTTTGACGGGATCTATACCTGCAGTTTTCAAAGCCTTAATGACTTCGTCGTAGTTCTCTTCTGACGGCGGCTGCTCTTCAACCTTTTGTTTAGGCAGCTTAGAAGTCTGGATCAGCTTCGGATTGCGGTAGTGAACGACGAAGAAGGTGGAGTTTCCGCGTTTAGTTTCAGTGTATTCGAGGTACCCGATTTCTTTCAGTTGCTCCATGGCCTTTCTAACAGTGTGATTTTGCGTGTAAACGCTTGAAGTCAGGTTAAGCCGGTCACGAAGGCGCTTCATCGAAATGGGAGCGTGGTTCTGGGGTAGACTTTCAATGAAGGTGTATAGAGCCTGGGCTGATTCTTTACGTGGCAGTGCATCAATGGCTTTAAGTCGAAGCAGCACACGCCTGTCCATGTCATAGAGTTCGAAGAGTTTAGGCTCAGCTTCAATTTCAACAACGTTTTCAACGACATCGTATGAGGCTGATTTTACCAGGTGTGTCACCCACCCTTTCGTATCGTTCTGGAACTTAAGCGTTACGGATGCCAATTTAAACAGGGAGTTACTGATACGATCTCGCATCTTCTGGTTGGAGCGCCGGCTATCGAACCCACACATCTTAACGAACTCGACAAACGTGAGCTTAAGCGCACTTCCCTGCACCCCATGCTCAGCCATTGAGCGAACGATCCCCAGCCATACCTTGAAATCAGTGTCCATATCCAAACGTGACCCTGTAATTTTCACGTCGTTGTAGCCTTCGCTCTTGGCTATGGACAACTGGACAAGTTCTTCGGTCGCATCTGTGATATTTTTACGGTTAGTCTTGCTCTTACTCGTTGATTTCAGTGTAGGAACAAACAGGCCGAGACGCATGAGAGGAACCGGCTGAACAGTGCTGGAGCTGTTAATATCCAGTGAAACAATCTCACCTGTCGATTTGTTTGTTTCTTCCAAATTCATCGGTAAGGTTTTGGATTTCTTGACCATTTCATGCACCAGCAGTTGTTCACATGCCGTAAGTGTAACTGCATATCTCAGTCAAGGTAAATACATACCGCAGTTAATGGATTTGCGTACCGCAGTTGGTAGGTTCACATGTCGCAGTCATGATTCTGCACACTACAGTCAATATCGATCCTGTCTCAGCCCTGTGGTGGCGTGGGTTTGCGGCGATCGGGGATCTCTTTTGGATCTCCGTTGGGATCACTTTAGGATCAATTTATTGGATCGACACTGTGGAAATTGGGGATAAACAAAACAGGCAGTTACAGCCTAACGCCAAATTTATGCGCTACAGTCGCAAATATTTCCACCGGCAAGAGTAGACCAATGGATCTGAAACGTACACGCTGGGTTCGCCGCCTCGAAGATGGCACCTATACCATTGAGCCAGATAGCAAACTTAACTCCCAGAAAGAACTATGCGACCTCTGTGGGATTGCGTCAAAATGCCCAATCAATGAGGCACGGCACAAGTTCAAGGCTACAGGGGCTGACTTCCACTTAAATTCTTGTCTGCGGTATGTGCCACTTATCGCGTTTCGTAAACCGATCATCGGATTGAATGAGCCTTACTTCAACACGCTCCGCAGCGGAGTTACCTGGGTGAACCGTGTAGAGCCAGGCAAAATCGTGTGTCTGGTAGACGCAGCGAACGGAGAGCGCATCAGGTTCGCAAAAGTGGATCGAGTCTGTTCGGGGCCATACGAAGAAATGCTTCGCAAACATAGCCGATTCAACCACCTTTGCATGGGTGGTGAAAGCGTGGAAAAGGTTTCTGAAGTGATCCGCAAGTCCTATGGGCATTTTCTGAAGCCTGATAGTCAGCTGACGGCCATTTATCTGCGGAGCATCAGCCGTGAACATGACGTTGAGTATCACACGGATCATGAGCTTGAATTAGAAGATCCTCGTGCGAAAGCACCAGTGATAGATATGGCCTCGCTTCGCAGAAAGCACGAGAAGACGATTTAACCCCCTCCAATGAGCGAACGTACCAGAAATTACGTTCGCCCTCTTAGAGAAGCGCACAGCGGGCTTGTGCTATCTACCGCTCAATCAAATCGCCATCCCCATTCATCCACATGCCATCAGCCAAATAAACCCACTCATCTGGATCATCAGTGACTCGCAGATCTTCATAGAGTGAAGTCAGGTCGCTACCAACAATCATTTGTTTGTATTTGTTATAATTTCTCCGAACGTCGTAATAAGTTTCAACATCGTAATCCTGTTCCCTCAGCTCATCATCTGAAGAGACATTTAGTGTTTTCTTTAGGCCTACTATGTTGAAGATCCATTTTAAGCCGTTTTTGACATAGTATGCCGACGTATAGGCGTCCTCGTCTGGCACACGTTCATAACCAAGTTTTAATGCGATCTGAATTTGTTCAGTCACTGAAAGCACAATTGCCATTTTGATCCCTATTATGCTGTGTAAAACATCATCTTAGAGTCCCTTTGCTATGGAGTTAAGGAAATTAATATTTGTCCCTTTAGATGATAGGTAGTTAGCTACTTATAAATATTGCATAATAGCTAGCCTGCGAACCAACCCAATAGCCTGTAGCTCTGAATTGATGGCCTATTCAGTGTTGGTAACATTGCGTTGAATTTATAACAAGCTGGAAGAACACATGACTATACCGTATGGCGTGATCTCTGATCCCCACTACCACAACTGGAATACTTTCGCGGTTTCTGACGCCAACGGGCTTAATTCCCGCCTGGCCATTCTGCTTGAATCGACAAAGGAAGCTGCGATTGCCATCAAAGAGGCTGGCGCAAAGCATCTGCTTGTTGCAGGTGACACGTTCCATGTACGCGGCACTATAACGCCATCTGTACTGCACTACGTGACGGAAACCTACAAGTGGATCATCAATGAGCTTGGCCTTGAAGTGGTCATGCTGGCCGGCAACCACGACCTCGAAACTAACGATTCTGTCTACAGCGCTAACGCAGCTGCCTCACTGCAGTCGATCGGGGTGCATATCGTTTGTGGGCAGCAGCCGTTCAGCATTGAAGTTGGTGATGTGAATGTTCATTTCATCAGCTGGCGTAACTCCCACGCCGAGCTTTTGAGTGATATGAAAGCGTTGCGAAATCGTCTTGAGGGCGACAACCACGACATCATCATTCATACCTCAGTCAATAAAGCGATTCCGACCATGCCCGATGTGGGCATCGATGCGCAGGAGCTGAAGGACATTGGCTTCCGCCTGGTTTTGTCTGGTCATTACCATAACCACAAAGAAGTCCTGCCCGGAGTCGTCAGTGTAGGTGCGTTAACGCACCAGAATTGGGGCGATGTTGGAACTTTGGCCGGCTACATGATCGTACAGCCAGATGGCAGTTTTACCCAGCATGAAACCTCCGCTCCAAAGTTCGTCAACCTCGAAGAGGGCGTTGATGACAGCGAAGTACGCGGCAATTACGTTCGTTTCTACGCGACTATTGAAGCCGACGAAGAAGGCGTAAAGATAAAAAACACCCTCAACTCCATGGGCGCCAAAGGCGTCGTGTGCAACTTCGTTCGTAAATCCTCAATGATGACCGGCTCCGCCAGCACTTCAGCTACGTCAAAGATAGATAGCCTTGGAGAGTCAGTAAGCGCTTACTGTCAGATTATGCACGACACTGACGGCGGTTTTGATGTGAAGGCATTAGGCGCGCTTTGCAGCGACATCCTGCTTGAAGCGGAAACCGGAACTTCAGAATGATCACCGGCAAATACCAGTGGGCTGTAAATATCCTGAACAACGGAGGGACGGTCACACTCCATCGTTTTACATACCGCAGTGAACGAGTGCGCTACAAGCTCAACCGTCTTTATCGTGACGGAGTCTTAGATCGCGCTTTGTACAAAACTCACCTGGAGTTTCGTCTCAAGAAAGATCAGCCAAAGCTGACTAACCTGGCATCCAAAATAAAACATACAGAGAAAAGCACATGAAATTTTTGTCAATGAAGGTTGAGAACTTCATGGCGCTGGCCGAAGCGGAAGTTGAACTCTCCGACCGCGGGCTGGTGCTGATCCAGGGTATCAACACTGACGACTCATCAGCTTCCAGCAATGGCGCTGGCAAGTCCACCCTCATGAACAGCTTAATGTGGTGCATCTATGGCGAAACTGCCCACGGTGTGAAGGGTGACGATGTTCTGTCAACGGGGAACGAGAAGAACTGTCGCGTTCAAGTGACCATAGAGGACGAAGGCAAAAAGTTCGCGATCATCCGTCACCGCAACCACAAAGAGTTTAAAAACCGTCTGATTGTTCGTGGTGAAGATGGCGACATGACTAAAGGCAAAGACACGCTTACGCAGGAGCTTGTCGAACGGCTGATTGGTGCATCGAAGGAAGTGTTCACCGCATCGATTTATGCAAGCCAAGAGGCTATGCCAGACCTGCCGGGCATGACTGACAAGAACCTTAAAGCGATAGTGGAAGAAGCTGCTGGCGTTGACCGTTTGACCCGGGCGTATTCAATTGCTCGCGAACGAGCAAATGCAGCTGCCGCGCGGGTAGATAACGTTAAGACCAAGATGGAAGGCACTCTGTCGCTGGTGGACTCAGCTGAAACAGAGCTGAAGTCTGCAAAGGCATCCTCAGAAGAGTGGGAAAAGAGCCGCAGCCAGCGTTTGGAAAAGTCCCGCGAAGATCTGACCGGCGCTGAAGTTGAGCTGGCAGAGGCGGAGCTGGAGCTGCGAACCATTCCAGAACAGATCCGCGATAAGCAGAACGCCATTACCGCAGAGCGTGAAAAACTGGCAACTAAAGATGAACACGACAAAAAGCTGGTTCGTGTCCGGGCTGTTATTTCCGAAGCGGAAGGCAACATCCGTTCCGCAGAGACGTTAAAAGCGTCAGCGGTTAAACGTGCCCACAATAACAAAGCGCAGGCTGATGCCATTGATTCCAAGGTTGGCACTCCGTGCCCAACATGCGGAAAGGCTTATTGCAGCGAAGATTTATCAACCGTTAAGGAGAACTATATTGGCCAGGCACGCAGTGAAATTGCAGAAGCGCAGGCATCAGCAGCGACAGTGGCTGAACAGCAAGGCCGTCTTGATAAAGCGCGCGGCATCGAGCGAGCACTTATCGACGCAACACCAGACGTCTCAGCCATCGTTGCCCGAATCCAGCAGCTGAATGGTGAGCTAAGCACCTTAAACAAGCGCTCCGGTGAGCTGGGTTTGCTTGAGACCACCTTCCGCCGCGCTAAGGCTGAAGTGGATCGTGTCATGGCAGAAGTGAATCCGTTTCTGGCGAGCATTACGCGCCATGAAGAGAGCCTGCGCGCCAATAAATCTAAATACGCAGAACTTAAAACAGAACTTAAAAACCATCAGGATCAGGCTCAGCTGCTTGAGAAAGCGCGACAGGTATATTCCCCAGCCGGTGTCCGTTCGCACATTCTCAGCTCAGTGACGCCGTTCCTGAACATGCGTACCGCCGAATATCTCAACACTCTGTCTGACGGCAATATCGTTGCTGAATGGTCAACTATGGAGACCACTAAGAAAGGTGAGATCCGCGACAAATTCAACATCAATGTGTCGAAAGCAGGTTCCAGCAAATCATTCATGGGTTTATCCGGTGGTGAGAAACGAAAGGTGCGAATTTCTTGCTCACTGGCATTGCAGGATCTGGTGGCCAGCCGCGCCAGCAAAAACATCCAGCTGTTTATCGGTGATGAAATTGACGATGCGCTGGACTCAGCAGGGCTTGAGCGCTTGATGGGCATCCTTGAAACCAAGGCGCGCGAGCGTGGCACCGTGATGATCATCAGTCACAAAGAAATGAAATCATGGTTCCGCGAAACTATCACCGTTGAAGTGAAGGATGGCCGCAGTTATGTCAGTTAATGAGCTGAGTTACATCCAGTTCCGGCAAGTGGTTTCTGTACTGGCATCCATTAACCTCCTGTCGGATTACGTGGACGAGCCGGTACGGCCTAAGTGGTACTTTGAGCTAAGCGAGGTAGATGACGCGCAGCGCGCCGCGTTAACGGAGTTGCTTGACGCCAGCCCGGTCATGACGACGCTGACGCATGAAAGCAACACAAAGCCGCTTATGATCAACTTAGCAGATCCGAGCGGCTATCTGCCTCGCGAGTGCGGTCTGGTCACTCTGAGTGACGTAAACACGTTGACCATGAGTATTGGCGACCCGTCACTGTATCTGGATAGCCAGCAAATCAGCGCGTTCAACACTTTTATCCGCCGTCTAAAAAACAAATCGGAGCTGGTGGCCAGCGGTGGCACTGCATTCGAAAGCGTTGCTATCAAATTCGAAGAAGGTGATGACCTCATCCGAAACACTATTGTTGAGTTTAAGGATGGCAAAGGTGAGACCATTTTTGTCGCTGACGGCGATACACATGAAAATGTTAAGCACAATCTGCCGAAGAACTACTTAAGTGAATTGTGTGAGTTCGTTGCGCAAACAATGATGACCTCAGAGGATGATGATTCATTGTTCAATGAGCTGCTGGGCGTACCATCAAGAAGCCAGCAAAAAGAAGAACCGGTTAAAACGCAGGAAGCCCACCCTCAGTGGGGAACATGGTAAGGAGACCATATGAGTAAGTTGATTAAAATCGTCGGGTTAGACCCCAGCATGAGTAACTTTGGTATCGCTGCCGGCACACTCGATCTGGACACCAATGAAGTTAAGGTCACGCGCTTTGAGCTGGCTGAAACGAAGGCCGGTGGCAAGAAGAAAACGGTTCGCGTGAACAGCGACGATCTGCGCCGCGCTGGTGAGATTTGGGCGAAAGCAAAGCCAATGATTGATGAGGCACATATCGTTTTTGCTGAGCTGCCGGTGGGTAGCCAATCGTCTCGTGCTCAAACCAGCTATGGCATTTGCATCGGCGTTCTGGCAAGCATTCAAAAGGCGTTAATTCAGATCACCCCTGACGAAATCAAGAAGTATGTCGGCGGTAAAGCGAGTGTTGCCAAAGAGGACATCATTGAGTGGGCTATTCAGGAGCAACCAGACGCCCCCTGGCTGCGTCACAAGTCCAAAGGTGAAATGGTGCTGACCGGCAAGAATGAGCATCTTGCTGACGCTGTAGCGGCGATTTACGTCGGTTTAGATACTGATCAATTCAAGCAGGTGGTAAGCGTACTGAAAGCAATTTTATGATTTATCGTTGATAGGTAGTCAACTACCTACTATCATGACGGCCACTATATGTAGTGGCCTTTTTATTGGGAAAACACATGATTAACATCCAGAAACGTGACGGGCGATCGGAGCCACTGAGCGAAGAAAAGTACAACCGCGTGGTAATGTGGGCGGTCGAAGGCGTTGAAAACGTCAGTGCATCAGCCATTGCCCTCGGTGCTTCTGCCAGCATTTTTGACGGCATGACCACCAGCCAGTTGCATGAGGCGCTGGTGAAAGCCGCAGCTGACTTGATCAGCCCGGAAACTCCGAACTACTCCCAGGTTGCAGCCCGTCTTAATCTGTTCAAAATGCGCAAAGATGCGTTTGGTCAGTACGAATACCCCGACCTGTACATGCACATCGTGAACCTCGTTAATCGTGGCATTTACGATGAAGATCTGTTGAAACGCTATCATCCAAACGAAATTAACGAGCTGGGCAAATATCTCGATACCGCTCGCGATGATCTGTTTGGCTACGCGGCCACCGTGCAGCTGCAGGGCAAATATCTTGTCCAGAACCGCGTCACTGGAAAAATTCACGAAGCACCGCAACACATTTATATGCTGGTGGGTATGTGTCTGTTCCAGGATTGGCAGGACGGCACCAGTGGTAAAACTCGTCTGGAAATGGTCAAAGGCTTCTATGATGTCACCAGTACATTCAAGCTCTCATTGCCAACCCCAATCATGGCAGGCGTTCGCACACCGACGCGCCAGTTCTCAAGCTGCGTACTGATTGAATCTGGCGACAGTCTGAAAGCCATTAATGGTACAGCTGCCGCGATCGTCGATTACGTTTCTCAACGTGCCGGCATCGGCATTAGCTTTGGCCGCATCCGTGCGCTGGGAAGCGAAATCCGTGGTGGCGAAGCGACCCACACTGGCGTTATCCCCTTCCTGAAGCATTTCCAGACAGCCGTTAAATCCTGTTCGCAGGGCGGTGTCCGTGGCGGCGCAGCTACTGCGTATTATCCGTTCTGGCATCTGGAAACTGAAAGCCTGCTGGTGCTGAAAAACAACCGCGGTGTGGATGAGAACCGTGTACGTCATCTTGACTACGGTGTGTTGCTGAACCGTCTGATGTACCGCCGTCTTATTCGTGAAGAGAACATCACTCTGTTTAGCCCGAATGATGTGCCTGGTCTGTATGACGCTTATTTCGAAGATCAGGATCTGTTCGAAGAGCTTTACCTGAAATACGAAGCTGACCCGGCTATTCGCAAGAAGAGTGTTTCCGCCGTTGAGCTGTTCTCTTCCATGATGCAGGAGCGCGCCTCTACCGGTCGTATTTATATCGGCAACGCTGACCACATGAATGAGCATAGCTCCTTCATCCAGAGCATTGCGCCAGTGCGTATGTCAAACCTGTGTGCTGAGATTACGCTGCCAACCAAACCGCTGGTGAAAACAGACGATCCCAACGGCGAGATCGCTCTTTGCACACTGTCAGCGTTTAACCTCGGCGCCATCGATTCTCTGGGTGACCTGCAGGAAGTCGCATTCTTTGCAGTCGCGGCACTCGACTCACTGCTTGATTACCAAAACTACCCAATGGAAGCCGCAGAGCGTGGAGCAAAAGCGCGCCGCAGCTTGGGTATTGGTGTAACCAACTTTGCGTATTACCTGGCGAAGAATGGCTTTAAATACTCCGATCTTGAAGGCAACAAGCTGGTTCACGAAACGTTTGAAGCGATTCAGTATTACCTTCTGGACGCCAGCTGCAAATTAGCTGAAGCGAAAGGCGCGTGTGAGTGGTTCGACGAAACCAAATACTCTCTCGGCCAGCTGCCAATTGACCACTATCGCAAGTCCCTGGATGGTCAGGAGATCAATGCGAAGCATCCGCTGCTACTCCCATGGGAACAGCTGCGCCACCGCATCAAAGTGCATGGTCTGCGTAACTCTACGCTGACAGCTCAGATGCCGTGCGAAACGTCGAGCCAGATCACCAACTCAACGAACGGCATCGAGCCGCCGCGCGGGGCTGTGTCCATCAAATCCTCCAAAGAAGGCGCCATCAAAATGGTTGTGCCTGATTTTGAGAACCTGAAAGGGCAATACGAATACCTGTGGGATATGCCGAGTAACTACGGCTATCTGACCAAAGTGGCGATCATTCAGAAGTTCTTCGACCAGTCTATTTCGACCAACACGAACTATGATCCTGAGCGCTTCCCTAATGGCAAAGTCCCAATGGAAACGCTGCTTGATGATCTGCTCACCGCCTACCAGCTGGGCATCAAAACTCTCTATTACCACAACACGCGCGACGGTGCCGGCCAAACGGAAGACACCAGCGATGTGAGCAGCGCGCCCCAGGCTATTCAAGAGCCAATTCTTGACGACGAGCCTGATTGCGACACCTGCACCATCTAAAGCGTGGGGCAGCCGCCCCACCGTCTCCAATCAATTGAACACCTGTGCCAGCGCATCACAATGCTGGCACGTAAAACAACGAGGAAAACACATGAGCCAATATTCAACGTTCCGGCTTGGGGCGAACGACGCGACAAAAGAACCTATGTTCCTTGGCCTGTCAGTAAACGTATCTCGCTATGACCAGCAAAAATATCGCCTGTTTGAGAAGCTGATCGAGAAGCAGCTCTCTTTCTTCTGGCGCCCTGAAGAAGTGGACATTTCTAAAGATCGCATTGAGTTCAACAACAAACTGCAACCGCATGAGCGACACATCTTCCTGAGCAACCTCCGTTACCAAACTCTGCTGGACTCCGTACAGGGTCGCAGCCCGAACGCTACACTGCTGCCGCTGGCGTCCATTCCAGAGCTGGAGACGTGGATTGAAACGTGGTCATTCTCAGAGACAATTCATAGCCGCAGCTACACGCACATCATTCGTGGCATGGTCGATAACCCGGCTGAAATTTTCGACGGCATTGTGAGCGATGAAGAAATTGTGAGCCGCGCCGCATCGGTTACTGAGCAGTATGACGCCCTGTATCAGCTGATCTGCGCTCGCGAGTATCTATCAGAGCAGGAAGGCCGTTTTGGTGAGATTTATGGCGAACTTGCCATGGAGAAACAGGTTTACCGCACCTTGGTAGCTGTAAACGCTCTGGAGGCAATCCGCTTCTATGTCAGCTTCGCCTGCACGTTTTCTTTTGGTGAGCGTGGACTACTGGAAGGCAATACAAAAATTATGCGCTTCATCGCGCGTGATGAGGCTCTGCATTGTCACTCTACAGAAATGATGATCAAGTACATGCGCGTCGGCAAAGAGGGTGAGCAGTGGAAGGCTGTGGCTGATGAGCTTGAGCCCTTTGTTTACCAGACCATGAAGGACGTGGCTGAGCAGGAGATGCGCTGGGCAGAACACCTTTTCAAAGATGGCTCTATGATCGGCCTCAATGCAGAAATCCTGAAGCAGTATGTGAAATATCGCACTAACGTTAGCCTGCGTCGCATGGGGCTTAAGCCAATTTTCGAAGATGCTTTGAATGATCCACTGCCGTGGATGAACAAATGGCTGCTGAGTGACCAGGTGCAAGTGGCGCCGCAAGAAGTTGAGGTTGGCTCATATCTGGTTGGGCAGATCGACTCAACGGTGAGTTCGAAGAGCCTGAAGAAGTTCGCCGACATTTGATGAATTTACGTGTTGGATGCCTACGTCCAACACGTTACTATGTTGAAAATAAAGTGATTGTTTATATAAATAAGGAAACAAGATGTTTACTGGCATTATGGACAAAGTGAAGCTGTTCGGTGACAAAGTTGTCGGCTTCAAGCCAGATCTTTACGAGCTGCATCCGGGTTATGGCGATCATACTCTGGACATCTATGAGATGGTTAACCAATTCCACGGGCTGTTTCAGCATCCTCAGCGTATAGCTGCAACACCGGCGCTGCTTCGCTTACGTGCAAAACTTATTCGCGAAGAAGCTGTTGAAGAAGGCATCCCAGCTGCCGATAACTCAAATTTAGAGAAGATATTGGATGCGATGGCCGACTTCCTCTATGTCGGTATTGGCACTATGGTGGCGATCCGCGGCGGCGCACCTATGGGGATGAGTATTTATACCCAGGATCAAAGCGTAGGTCGATTCCATGAGACTTTGTCTATGACTTCCGCAGCGATCGATGATGTGAAGCTACCGTTTTATGAAGCTGGCAAAGTCGCTGATGAGCTTGAGGCTCTTGCGACTAAAATTGAGTCAGAGAATTTGTCAGAAGGTGCTCTTATTAACGAGCTGCGCCGAGTCCTGAACATGCTTTATGTCGCCTGCAGCATGACCTATCGCCTGGCTGATTTAATGGACATCAACATTGTAGAGCTGGTGGCGGAAGTTCACCGTTCCAACATGACGAAGCTGTGGCCGGGTGACGATGCAGAGCGGGCTGTGGCGGTGGATCGCTGCCAGTACGACCATTCAGATCTGGGCTTCCGTGCTTGTGAAGGTACTGATTTAAGAATCGGATTCCGCATCTCAGATGGCAAAATCCTCAAGTCACCAACCTACAGTGAAGCTGATCTGGTTGGCTTTGTTGCGACGGCTAAGACGTCTACTATTGTGAAGGAATTATGAAGATGCGCCTTGTAGTTAAATGGCTATAAAGGTATATTTGATTCTTATGCGAAATAAACCTTATCAGAATATCTGATTTATAGACGCCCTTCTGGGCGTCTTTTTTTTTGCTTTTAAGTTATAGGGTTGCTTTGATGGCGCTCTTTTTTTACTTATTATAAGATAGGTATTCACCTACCTATCAAAGAAACCAAGATGACAAGTTTACTCAACAAACCTTTCACTAATGGCCTGGCGACGGATTACACATACCGTTCAGTAATTAGCCGGGTTCAATCAGAAGGCATGGCCTCTGGCGACAGAACTGGAACCGGCACAAAAGGAACCTGTTTCTTAGCAACCGATTACCTGCTGACTGGTGCATCAGTGCCACTTGTTTCCAGCAAAAAAACCAACCTCAAACCTCTTCTGGTTGAGCTGGAGTGGTATCTCAAAGGCACTGGCAATATCGGCTTCCTGAAAGAGCATGGCGTCAAAATCTGGGACGCATGGGCCGATGAGAACGATGACCTCGGGCCGGTCTACGGAAAGCAATGGCGCAGCCTGGAAGACACCCGGATTATCCTTAGCAGCGATCTACAAAAATATCTTGAGCGCGGTTACTTGCTTGAAACTGAAATCGACGACAAACGTTCCCTTGTCACCAGAAACGTTGACCAGTTGGCGCGTATCGTTAACACGCTTCGCACTAACCCATCCGATCGCCGAATGCTGATGAGTGCATGGAACGTGGCTCAGCTGGAAGACATGGCACTGCCACCTTGCCACTTTGCGTTTTACGTGTGGAGTCGTGAGCTGGATTTCCCAACCCGTTTGTCGATGGCGAGTGATGTCGGCCGGACGCACTCTCAGTACGGGCATGAAAGCATGTATAGCCGCCTGCTTGAGCTGCTGGATTCTGGCACTGAGATTAATGACGAGCTGATGGACAGCCTGGGTATTCCAAAGCGAGTTCTTTGCTCTACGGTAATGCAGCGCAGCGTTGATGTGTTTGTCGGTATGCCTTTCAACATTGCTGGGTACGGCATCCTGACTCACTTCATTGCCCAAATTACCGGACACATGGCCGCGTCTCTGACTCATTACGGATGTGACGTCCATCTCTATGACAATCACCAAGAGGCGGTTGAAGAACTTCAGGCGCGCGAGATCCCCAAAAGCTCTGACCCGGTGGTCATCCTTCCCGAAGCATGGGAAGAGATTGACGATTTCCGCTGGGATGGCGTCGTGGTTGAAGGCTATGAACCACTGCCATGGATCAAGGTTCCGGTGGCGGTGTAGCAATGGCCAGGGGAATGATTGTTTTTTGTGAGATCGACAATGTTTTGGCTGAGGTAAATCACCGCAGCTCATTGTCGGCCGAGGATGATCGTCTGGTAATGGGCGATGGTCTTATCTTCCCCACCAGTCGAATGCTCCGGGGCTTCATGCGCTCCGGGGCAGAGATTGCTTTGGTTTCAAATCGCTCAGCCAAATTGAGTGAGGCTACGAAGCAATGGCTAAAAGGGGCTGGCATTGATTACGACTGGCTTTACTTCGGCGGAATGACGCCCAAGTACGGAGCTTTTTTGAAAAAGACTTTGCAGGAGCATCGGGTCGATCGACTTATTGCAGCGGTAGGCGCCAGCCAAGAGTTTGTCAGCGTAATGGCAAGCCACCCAAACCGCCCTGTTTGTTATGTCGTCCGAAAGGGAGAGTGACCATGTTTATGATTGCTGCGGTGGCCAAGAACGGCGCCATCGGAAAAGGGAATCAGCTGCCATGGCGCAGCAAAGAAGATCTGCAAATTTTCAAGCGCATGACGACCGGTAAGATTGTTGTTATGGGGCGTAAAACAGCGGAAAGCCTGGGTAAGCCACTGCCTGACCGTGTCAACGTTGTTATCAGCCGTGATGCAGCTCGTGTACCGGCTGGATTCGCCCATCTCAGAGGTATGTCAGATGTGGCGAAGCTGTCGGTCTATTCAAACTGCGAGGTGGCCATCATTGGTGGAGCTGAGGTCTATCGACTCGCCATGCCATACGTCTATCGTGTTTATCTGACGCACCTTGATGTTGAAGTGCCCGATGCAGATACCTTTTTCCCCATGGAAGAAATGGCCGCCGCAAATCTGATTTCCCTTGAGACGTTAGTGGTGCAAGAGGAAACGGAAACAACGCCAGCCTTTAAACAAGTTGTTTATGGAGATAAAGAATGGATCGCATAGGTTTGGCTGGCGCCCAGGGAACGGGCAAAACGACTTTAGCCAAGCGTCTCGCACTTAAGTACGGTTACAAGTTTGTCGATGCTGGCGTTGGCGCGCTGATGAGTAAGCTAGGCGTTGTGGTTGGCAAAGAAATGCCTCTCTTCGAACGACTGCAGGTGCAGCTGGCCGTCGCAAACCACATTGCCGACAAATCCAATGGCTCAGGCAGTTTCGTAATGGATCGAACGCCAATTGACGTTATGGCCTACACCATCGACCTCTTCCACCAGGTTAATGATGATCGTTGTGTTTCGCTGTTTGATGAGATTCAACAGGTGTGTTCGCGAACCGCAATTGCGAACTACAACGTGATTGTTGGTTTGCGCCCGGGGATCGCGCTTTCTCAAGAGGACAAAGATCGAGAGCAGCGAGGCTCTCTCGACCCTTTGTATGTTCGCAGAATTGATGCGCTGGTGTGTGGCGAACTGAACAATCTCAACCTCTTTGAGAACAAGCGGAATCTTGCAGTCGGCTTTTTCCCGCCAACTTTAACGGATCTGGATGCGCGGATTACTTCATTTGGCCAATACATCCGAAACTCCGCAGAAGCACACAAGCGGCCAGTTGATAGCGCCTTGCACTAAATGTTGAACCCCTCTCGTGGTGCGCAACAATACGCGCACCACATGATCACGGAATACAAGCATGACCACCGACCTTCTCTTGCAGGATGAAATCGACCGGAAGACGGTTGAAGCGCTCGAACGAGTGGTGACCGAATTTGAGTCAAAACTTCTGACTGCTCGTGAGGCAAGAATTGCCATCCGCGCAGTGTTTGAGAGTGTCCAGGGGCTGCTGACTGAATCCATCAGCGAAATTCTAAATCAGGTGATGACTCAGTTTGCTAACGAACCAGGCAAGCCCATTTTTCCCATGCACCTGGCTATGCCAGGCGGCAACACTATTTTCATCAGCGTTGATCTCGACGACAAAACGATGCGTGTTCTAAACGTCACCACCGGTGCTGAACTGGCCAAGGTCGTGTGTGACACGCAGACCGAGACAATCAAAAAGGCAGCTGCGTTTGCCAAAAACGCCATTGTCAAAGGAGCTAAAAAATTATGATCGCAACCGGGCTGGACATTGAATCAACTGGGCTGGACTTCCGCGGTGGCCATCGAGTCATCGAGATCGCCCTATCCTCCTACAACATCATCACCAAAGAGAAGATAGCAAGCCTGGAGATGCGCTTTAACCCGCGGCGAACCATCCAACCAGAAGCGCAAAAGGTGCATGGCATCTCATTAGAGATGCTGGCCACCGCTCCACTCTTTGAAGACAAAGCCCCTGAGCTTATCGCGATGTTGGACGCCAGCGACTTTTACATTGCTCACAATGGAGAAGGCTTTGATGGCCCGTTCCTGCAACATGAGTTCAATCTCTCTGGTCACACCATGCCAGACAAGCCCATGTTTGACACGATGTTAGAGGGGCTGTGGGCTACAGAAGATGGGAAGCGCCCTCGTCTGCAAGAGCTGGCTTTTGCGTTGGGGCTGGTCTATGACACGGAGAAAGCGCATAGCGCCCTCTACGATGTAGATCTGATGATGGAATGCTTCTTCCTTGCGCGCGAGAAATACGGTCTATTCCAACTATCTTTCTAACCTTGCACAATGGCCGCGCTAAGCGGCCTATTTACATGGGTAAATAGTAATAAAAGCTTTGAGAGCAGCAGCTTCAAGTGGACTATCTCCCATATTCTTTATGACACGTTGACCTTCTTCCCCCTTGAGGTAGCTTTGCAATGTCAACTCCAACATATCTCCATTAATAATTAAACTATTCGGTGTACAAAAAAGGGGCTTTTGATTAATGACGTCTGAGAAGGCATTTGAAGTATTAAAACCACTGGCGACACCGTTAAGGTATGCCTTGTAAATTTGCACATTACTATTCGTTACGCCTTTGGATGCAACTTCATGATATTTAAGGTAATCATTTACAGAAAAAATATTTGCTGAGGATGAAATTGCAGGGAAGGAACAGAGGGCTGCAACCAAAAGAAATATTGTTTTTTTCATACTTAAATTAAATTTTATAGAGAGGGGATAACTATGTTAAACCAACCTATGACGGTTTCAAAATATTTCTGAGCCTAACTTAATTGCTTTTTCCCCTAACTCAGTTTGGCAAAATAGTTGTCATCACGAAGTACATTTAAAACAAAGAAAGGAAAAGCACATGTCCAACGCAGCCCAAACAAACGTTTCTGATCTCGATGCTCTGTCTGCGATCTTGGCATCCCTTGATGAAACCCCAGCCGCCGCTGACACTCAGATGAAAGGCATCGATTCTTTGCTCGATGAGCTGGAAACGAACGCAGCTGAAGCCGCCACATCGACACCAGAGAGCATCGCGGCAAAGATCGAAAACGAATTACCGGTTACGACAGCTGCTGTTTCAGGTGATATGGAGCAGGTGATCATTGATTTAGAAGAGTCGAACACGGCCACACCGCCAGAGAAATCAACGGAGATTTTGGCTGGTGGCGAAGAGAATATTCTCCCGGTGATTGAAGAACCGGCAGCACCTGAAGTTCTGGAGGAAAAGCAACCTGAGCCTAAGCCTAAAAAAGCCAGCACACCTCGTGGTGCTCGATTCACCTTTGACGGTAAGGACGATGCCTTCTTTGAGAAAGCTGGCCTGCAGCGCGAGGATTTCATGAAGTGCTACAACGAGGCTCCAGTGAAGGCAATGGACAAAATTCAAAACATTATGCACTGGTTCAGTGGTGGCCCGGATCTGAGCGTGTATACCCGTATTTCGTTACACTCATTAATCGCTGACAAAACGGCCAGCAGCAATAGCCTCAAACTGGCTATGATGAGCTATCCAGAGAAGCCTTATCCAGTTGGCACTGCCTCCACTCAGGCTGGCCAAATGATGGCAGTATTTCCGGCGCTGGGTATCGCTGAGAAAGATGGGAAATCATTAACCCTTAATGCTGATTCTCCTATCGTCAAAAAGTTTATGGCGGAAGAATAAAGAGACCATCTAAATTCGCCCACGGGAAGGACGCTGTGGGCTTAACGCAAATAAGCAATACAAACCCACCCACTTCGCGAGAAACGCTTCCCTCGCGCTTCCCTGAACGTATTTTTCATGCTGATATAGTCAAACAAAAACAATACCACTCTGGGGTAGAGGGAATGACAACAGTAACCACTGAGAAAGAACTCGCAGAAGCAATAAAATCTAACCAATCCACTATTACCATCACCGGCGATCTGTCTAAGAAAACATTAAAAATTCACGCGACAGGCTCAGTTGCATGGGCAGTCGTAGCCGCCAGTCTTATCGTGGCGGGTGGCGCAGCGTTTATAACCATGGGATCTGGTGGAACCGCGACCCCTGTTGCCGCCCCCACCGCTGCACTGGCAGGTGCTGGCGCAACGTCGGTGCTGGGAATTGGCGCTACCACGTCAGCCATCAGTGTGATCTTGGCCTCTGGGGGCGTAGCTGCTGGCATGAAAACTCTTAAGTCCCTTAGAAAATATAAAGTCGTCGAGAAATCAGAAGGTATGCTTGTCCTAAACCGTAGATAACATGAGGGCGCTTTGCGCCCTTATTGCATTGCTAACGGAAAAATAATTTGCGATCATGTAGGTAGTTAACTACCTACAGAGGATTATCATGATTGCCGCAGAGAAGATTAAAAAGCGCGAGCGTGACAAAGAGCTGCGCGACCTGTGGCGCACTCCGCGGTGGCTATTTGAGGCCATTCAGAAATACCTGGGCATACAGTTTAACGTTGACGTGGCTTGTGATGCCGGCAACGCGTTGCTGCCTGACTTTATAGGCAAGGAAAGAGACGCGCTTGTTTGTGAATGGGGCGAGCCAGGCACCAATGCTTTTCTCAATCCGCCGTATTCCAAGATTAGACCCTGGATAGAGGCAGCTAGGCGTGAGCAGCGTCGCGGCGTATCGACAGTAATGCTGATCCCCCAATCACTTGATACCGCCTGGTATGAGTTCGCCACTGAATCAGCTAATGAGACGGTGGTGCTGACCGGTGGGCGTGTAGCCTTTCTTGAACCAGACGTGGAGCTGGGGCTGGTAGAAGTACGTGAAAACCCTGGTGGGAGTATGCTGGTGGTCTTCCGCGGCCACTGCCACCAAGCTGGGCACATTCTTCGCAAGGTTTCACTGCCAGTAATGAAAGAGCTGGGTGGTTATGATCCTTCAAAAGCAATCAGAAAGAAGCGCCCCTCCAAGAAGAAACAACCCACGTTGGAGCTGGCAGCTTAGCACCACCACAAACCCAATTTATCCAACCTGCTTCCGTATATTTATATACTGGTTAGTTATTTATAGAGAAGCAGGTCGGTCGTAAGCAAACCACCAGCCCTTGTCATACCTGGGTTTTTTGATAGATCACCTTCCCAGAAAAATTATGATCGCTGGACATCAATCAGAAGGAATTACACATGGCACACCCTACCAACGTAGTGGCACTGATCGACACTGATTTTCTCGCCAATGCACGTCAGCTACTAAAAAGCCGCGATCAGTCATTCACGCTTTATGAGTGGGCGCTTAAGGCGATCCGCGGTGGGCAGCATACAAATGAAGTTGAGCAGCTGATCGGCGAGTTAATCAACGAAGTTCATGGGCTGAATGTTCAACTTCACGGACGCACTGAGCAGAAAGCCACCGCTTAAAATAGTAACGTTGTTAAATAGCCATTTAGCTATTTACCGTCTGATCTACCAGTGCTAACATCCCGCCGTCATTTTTCGGAATGGCTCGGCAGATGGGTGGAGGATTATGGCGCTGGCGTCTGCTTAAAGGAACCTGTTACCAGCGATCGAACCGGGACGCGAAAGCCGCTCGGGGAGAGGGAGAATCAAAGCAGGAGAGAAAAGGAGTCACTGTAGGTTGTCGAAACCAGACGAGTTCCAAGAGGTTGGTGTCTGGTGTTCCCCTCCTACAGTGAGGAAGGATCTTGATTCTGGGGTATTGCTGCCCACAACCTTCCTAACCGGGACTGGCATTGGATCTCGGTCATAGTTTCTGGCTATGATTTGCTCAGGTTAGCGTGGGATTTTCAACCCTGCTTCCCTGGGTGAATTATATCCAGAACACACAACCTCTCACTCCGTTCGAGGGAAACCTCACATTCGTTCGGTTTCTCACTTCTAAACCCATTCTGGGTAATGTATATATTTTTCAATTACTTACTTGTTTCGCGCGAGAAATTTCCAAATCTCCTTGATCTATTCCATTCATCATATATGATTTTGTTTATGGAAATTTTGGGGTGTTACATGAAAAAGTTAAACATTAGTGATCACATTTATACCAGGCTGGCTAAACACGCAGTTGGCTTTGAAACCCCTGAAAGCGTAATCGAACGACTGCTAGATGCTTATGAAATTGTTCCGGGGCAGAAGCCGAAATTGACCTTCATACCTGAAAACGAAGAAGAATTTAAAGCAAGACTAGTTGAGTCTCGTCATGCTTACGTCGAACTCAGAATGGAAGATGGCACGATTCAGGCCGGTGAATGGAGTGCTCATTCATTCAAAGAAAGCTCGAACTTAAGAGCGAATATCTGGTCGGGTTATCTTCGGAACTGGTCGAAAAGGGGAATCGTTGCAGCAACTTTTGAGGTCGTAATGTCCCCAAACAGTGAAGACAAAATAGTACAATCCGCCGAATTCGAAAAGTATGTAATTAACCAACACGCAAGTGGCTCCATTTCCGTTAAGGTTAACGATATGGATGCAAGACCAGTCAAACCAATGCTGAGGAAGATAGCTGAGGCACTCGATGTCAGCATCGTCAATTCAAACAACAATGATCTAAATACGCGCCAGCTTGGGGCATCCATTATCAAAGCTCTTACCCCCCTATGAGGGGGTTTTTAAACAATCATTTAATAAGTAGTTGACTACCTACATACAAAATATTAAATTAACCGCGTCAGGACGACGACGGCGCTGGTTTAGCGCTTGCTCCATGGACGGAGCACAAACACGGCTGGGTTCGCCCAGCCGTAACTCTTTGTGTCTCAAGAAGGGATTCGTTTGTGAACATGTTGTTGTCTTACGCAGACGTTTTGACCGGCATTAAAACCGGCGCCTCCTTCGCACGTCAGAAATGGCCTGCCGACACATCCATACGACTCCGCACCGGGGTGATCAGCTCAAGCGAATACCAGAAAACTGAAGGCAAAGTGTTATTCGGCCTTCCACTCAACATTTTTGAAGTCCACCAGCCAGACGGTTACACCGTATTTCCTGGTTTAGAGATGGTTCTTCCTAATGGCAAGGTGGTTGATTACCTGGCTTCGATGATTGACCAGCTCGCCTGCGATTGGAAACGAGTGGAAACTAAATGATCAGCTATTTGTTCTTCAAGCGCCGCTTCGAGCGCCAGCTTCGGCAGATGGAAATCCGCATCCGTGAACTTGAGTCACGTTGCGATCGCCTGTCCGATGCTTTGGTTACGTTCGGCACCGCAGCCGGTGTACAGCATGTCGAGAAGCAACGTGGCCGTTCTGAAGTGGAGTTGTGGGGGTTGTCCGATCCGCCAGTATATCTAGGGAAGGAAAAATCTCATGCAGCAGTACCAGCTTCGACGACTTCGACGCGCAGCGCAGCCCCTGTTAGTGATGTTAGCCATGTGCCTTTTGTGTACATCGATAACGACGATGTTCCAGCTCGCGCCAGCGTCTCTCAGAGTGCCAGCAGTTCGCACCATAGCAGCCCCGCAAGCAGTTGCTCCGTCAGCAGCAGTTCCAGCCACACCAGCCACCATTCTTCCCACGGGAGCCATAGTGGATTCGACCATGGCTGTGGAAGCTATGACTCAGGCAGTTCCTTCGATTCAGGTGGAACGATTGGCTTCGATTAAAGGAGACGCCTGATGTGGTTCAAAGGCTTAGTGCTTTTTGGTTTTGTGGTGATTGTTTCGTGGATCACCAATCTCGTGAAGGTTTTCATGACTGACATCCCGGTGCCCCTCTGGGGAGGCAAAGAGATTGCCAGAGTAATCGGCATTTTCATTCCGCCCCTGGGTGCAGCGCTCGGATTCTTTTAGCCCGTAACGTAGTGCTTTTACCCCGTTTTGGGCGCGCTACGATATGACCACTTAGAAAACAAGTTGTTAAATAAACAAAGGAAAAACGCATGTTTGGTTTGCTGAAAAAGAAAACCCGTAAAGCAGTAATCGAAGTTAAAAAAATGGAGAACCGCGACGCGGTTGAAGCGACTGTCTGGGGCGGTTACTACATTTCATATTTCGATGGCGACTGCTCACCAGCAGAAGTCGCTGTGCTTGAAAAGACCATGGCCGCAACTCCTTCATTTGCGCCTTTCGCTGGTGAGATCGCTCAGCTCAGCTCTAACGTGCGTCAGCAGTTCGAAGCAAGCGCGCGCCGGGCGGCGGCCCAAGCTCTTCGTAAGTTAGAAGATATTGCCGGCACTACGGATGCTGTGGACGTTCTGTGCCTGTGTATCGATATTGCTGACAACGATGGCATTGGTGAAGATGAAATGAAAGCCCTGAAGAAGATTGCTCAGGCACTTCAGCTTTCACTCGATCCTTACCTCTGATGATCCGCAACATTCGCCTCGGTGCTGCCGGATTTTTTGCACTGCTTGCGGTCATGGTTGATTTTGCCAGCCGGCTGTTGTCTGTGCTTACCGATGGCGCATTGCTGGCGGTAGCAGTTGTCATTCTCCTACCGCTACTGAAAAAGCAGTAACCAAAGGCGTCTTCGGACGCCTTTTTAGTCGCTCTACCCCCCTGCCCAAGCCGAATCAAATTGCTTAGTGGCCTTCTCCGATGGTGGCAATATACATCCATCGAGAAAACAAATTGTTATCACCAATAAGAAAACAAGGAAAAGCACATGTGTATTTTATGCGAATTAAAAAAAGCTGCCGCCAAGCAATCTGAAGAGCGCACCTCTGAAATCAACCTCTCAGAAGTGGCCAAACATGCTCGCGCGATCGTCAGCAAAGAGAATGTGCATCCTATGCAAGCTATTGCAGCACTGCAATTCCTGATGCCGGTAATGAAAGACCCGGAGATGATGCTGGAGTTGCTTATTAAAGCTGACGATGAAGCCCAAGCAAACAAAGCACCGCGTACTGGTGATAGCACTGTAGGCTCAAACCAACGTGCAGAAGAACTGGAAAAAGAAGTAGCCCGTCTCAATGCCCAGACCAATCTGCAGGCCACCAATGGCAAAGCAATGGGTGACGCTCTGGCATCGTTAAGCGCGAGTATGAATATCGAGCTGCCGGTTCTGGATGGGTCAAACCCTCGTTCCACGGTAAAAGCTTTGTCGGCCGTGGCTGACAAACTCGAAAGCCATAAAGCAGGCATTGAGTTCTGGATGCGTGAAATCACCAACCGCTACGATCTGAACAAAACGACCTCTCATTAATTTAAAATGGGCGCTACGGCGCCCATCTCATTTAGGTAAATTATGGACATCATCATCGACAAAGCTCGCACTTATGCGACCGCTGCTCACGGCGCTGTTGGTCAACGCCGCAAGTACACTAACGAGCCATACATCACCCACCCAACCGCTGTTGCCGAGCTGGTTCGTGCGCATGGCGGAACCAGAGACATGATTGCGGCCGCGTATCTTCACGATGTCATTGAAGACACTCAGTTGACCTTTGACGATCTGAAAGAGGCGTTTGGCGAGAGTATTGCGTGGAAGGTTGACGCATTGACTAATAAAGCCGGCAAAGAAGATGGCAACCGCGTACAGCGTTTTGTTATCAACTGCCGCGCGCTGATTAATAGCCTCGATGAAGAAACGATGGTGATTAAGCTGTGTGATCTGCTGCATAACACCTCTTCCATCGTTGAGCATGACCACGGATTCGCTGCGATCTACCTCGCTGAAAAAGAGTTCATGATGGATGAAATCTTTGGCCTGATGGAGGGCTGTCTGGCCGACATTGTCCGTGCAAAATTAGTGTGGGGCTATGAGCAGTTGAGCACCAGCTTCAAGGCGCGCCATTTGAAGCATCTGCGCACTATCCAGACTGCGTGGAGTGAACAAGATGCAGCATGAGACCACCAGCACACTCGATCGCCAGGCGTTGATGGAGACGTTTCTAAAGGGTGTGCCAACCGAAGAGCTTCTCAACCACGATATTAACAGTTGGTATGCGCACAAAGCGCAAGAGCAAGCCGAGGAAATGCGCGATGAAATGGACTCACCCGCTGGTGGACTTTTGAAATTCCTAAGTAGTGGGCCGATGTCAGGTATGGCAGCAATGATGTTCGCCAGGGAGTTTAAGGACACACCGGCCAAAAACTATTATGAGCTGGTATATCAATTGCCTGAAATGGGGGCTTTCACGGTCACTATCCAGCGTAATGATGGAGAGACGCCAGCTCTTCAACTGGCCGCAGCCAAAGACCGTATTGCCATGCTCGAAGAATCACACGCTCAGGTGATTCAGGCGCGTGATTTGTACAAGCAGAGCTGGCAGCTGTCATCTCTACAATCCATGTCACGATCATTCCGCGAGGCAGTGAGAGCGGCGCGCAAGGTGTGGCTCGATGAGAATGACCCAAAGGACGGCACTGACTGCGTCACACCATTCGACCAGTTCCTATACACGGAAGTTATTTCTGGCGAGGGTGTCGATTTGCCAGACCTCTTCGAGCTGATGGAGTGGGCGAAATACCCAGCCGATGGGCGCGATCTCAACTCAGTGGCTAAGGGCAAGATGTCACGTCTTATTCTGGCCGCGACCGGTTTGGGGGATGCGTCACTTACAGTAAGCGATCGGTAATTCCTTCAGACATGTGGTGTAGCGCGGGGAAAGCATCTCGCGCTTCATCTGCCATTGGTTATCAACCCCCTGCCCTGCGAACCAAACCTTCCCCAACCCTGTTTTATTAATCTTGTCGATGACACCCATTAGCTCATCTGCTTTGGCTCGCGGCTGGTGCTCGCTGAACATATCCAATTGAGCGACACCGCCCTGGAAGAAGTCACCGAGCATGATACCCGCGCGCGCGTAACGATAGCCATCACGCCATATCCTTTTCAGACACTGCATGGCAAACGCTACAATGTCACGCGTGTCGGCAGTCGAGTACTCGCAGGTGATCGAAGAGCTGTTGCCATATTGAGGCTCATTGGCGTAGCGGCTCGTTGCAATGAAAACAGTAATAAGCCGGCAACGTGATTTTTGTTCTCTCAATTTCTCTGAGGCACGAACGGCATAAGTGCAAACGGCATGTTCCATGTCTTCCAGGCGCTCAACGCGCTGCCCAAAGGATTTGGAGGTGACGATCTGCTGCTTTGGTGGCGGCTGCTCTTCAAGTGGGATGCACGATTCACCATTCAGCTCACGGACGGTGCGCTCAAGCACTACACCGAAATGTTTGCGGATCATCGTCGTGTTGGCCTGTGCCAGCTGTAGCGCCGTTTCAATGCCCATCTGGTTGAGCCTCTTAGTTAATCGGCTCCCAACACCCCAGACATCACTTACATCGACGAGAGCCATCAGTTTGCGCTGTCGCACCGGGCTGGATAAGTCCAGCACCCCGTTTGTTTTTGACCATTTTTTGGCAGCGTGATTTGCCAGCTTTGCCAAAGTTTTACTTTGCGCAAACCCCACACCTACGGTTAGAAACGTTTCTTTTTTGATGCGATCTCGAAGCTGATGCCCAAAATCTTCAAGAGGTATACAACTGGAAATGCCTGTTACATCGAGAAAACTTTCGTCAATGCTGTAAATTTCTTGGCCTGGCGCCATCTCACCCATGATGGTCATCATTCGTCGGCTCATGTCGGCATACAGAGCATAATTGCTGGAAAAGACCACTACGCCCTTCTCTTCAAAGAAACGCTCGTTTTTGAACAGTGGATCACCCATTTTTATGCCAAATTTCTTGGCTTCAGCTGACCGTGCCACGATGCAGCCATCGTTGTTAGAACAGACCACAACTGGCTTCCCGCGCAAGTCAGGTCGAAAAATGGTCTCACATGAAGCGTAGAACGAATTTGCATCAACAAGGGCAAACATTTGACGGCCTTACTATGATAACTGTACGTATATACAGTTATTTTAGGTCGTCTTTTGCATAACGCCAAGCTAAACGGGGCAAATTGCCCCTAAGTTAGTAGTCTGCGAACTGAGCATATGGAATGCGAAGCCCAACGCGCTTGCCGAAAGAGTTGGCGAAAGTGTTCTGGTATTTGCTGACGTAGCGAGCTTGTAACTCAGAACCTGTCCAGCGGATGATCACCCCAGAATATCCAGTAACCGTGCCATCATCTGAAATATTACCTGGTACTGCATTCATTAAGAACCAAGGGTTAAAACCGGGAGACGTTGAGACTGTTACATTGTCAACGTTCGAGTTTGGTTTCAGCTCAAGGAATCCCCGGATGCGTGGTGCAAGGTTAGCGCTTTTGGCACTCCATACTAAGTTTCCATTAGCATCAAGAACATCAAGATAGCCACTTTGAATAGGTACATTTCGGCTTGTTCGTAAGATACGACCGCTGTTGTTCTGGAAGGACTGGGCGCCAGGGAAGCAGAACGCGCCCGGATTAAGCTGAACCCAGTATAAATATCCCGGAACTGGACTATCGGCCGGTTTCAGAAAGCCAAATGGGTAATCACCCCCAAATGGATTTTTAACCATGTAATAACCAATATCAGTAAGACCGGTTATGTTACGGACATCACTCACTAGTGTATTTCGGTGTTGCGAATCAACCTGAAGTGCCCCTGCACTGTTGTATACCTCAAACCCCATTGCCATAACTGCATCTCCTTATGCGTAACTGTAAACCTCGACCGTATAGGTCTCGCCATAACTCGTCCCAAACAACCGGTAGACTGTAATTGCATTCGTGCTTGCTTCAGCAAATGCCTCAATAAATAAGTTCGGTTTGACTATCGCACCAAATGCGGTGGTTGCTGAGATGCCTGCTACTCCGACAGTTGCCGAGTTCTGCCCCCGAGGAATTGTGATGTCATAGGTTCCAATATACCTGCAATTGTAATCACTGAGATCGACGACAAGTTTGCCGCTTGCATCCCAGCATTGAAGCCCGAAAGCCATGGTTAAAATCCTTTTCAACCGTTGAAAGTCTTGACATTTTACAATTAGCATGACGCCGTAAACAAATTGTTTTATGTCGTGTCTTATATGGAATAATAACACCAATAAGAAAACAATTTGTTTAATGGTGGGTAAATGAGCGCAGCACTCTCAATCATCGAAGCATCATCCCCTGGCAGCAGCGTGGCATTCCGCGAAGAGCTGGCGATAATCAATAACATCGTAGCTGAGTGCGATCGTGAGATTGCCCTGATGCACGAGGTGCACGGCTACGTTTATGGTGATGACCGTTATCAGATGATTAATCGTTTGTTGGAACTGAACCACCAGCCAGATTGCAATGCGCGCCCGGGAAGCACCCTCTCCAAAGTTAACTTGCAGCATGTGAAGGAAAACATTCACGCGCGTTACTGGCAGCGGGTTACGGAAATGACCAATGTCTTAATGATCATGCCAGCTGCGCGCCGCGAGGAATGGCGAGAGCAGTTTATCCAGGGGAAGATAGAAGTTTCCGAAGAACGCAAAACGGGAATGTTCAAGGACACGTACCGAGCTAAGAAGTATGTAGGCGTCCCGGAGTTCACCCTTCAAACAGTTGTGCCGACAATGGTCTCGTTATTGAATGACCGCCACAAGTACCTGGTCGAGCGTGTGCATGGCTTATTCAAGGCACTCAGCCCACACCACAAAACTAACAAGGTGTTTGGCTTTTCTGAAAAGATGATCATCTCCTATGTCTTTACCGACTACTGGAATGACAGCGTTTCAATCAACCACCGCAAAGAGGATGTGCTCGACGACCTGCGAGTGATGCTTCACTTCTTCGCGCATCAGGAAATTACAGAGGTGGCGCCGTCACGTCATGTGTTTAGCGCGCTTTACCGTGACAACAAGGCAATGAACACCTGGTACAGCATCGACGGCAACTTGATGCGAGTGAAGATGTTCAAGAACGGCAACCTGCACATTCAGGTTCACCCGGACGTAGCCTGGAAACTCAATGAAGTTCTGGCGGTGGCCATGCCGGCCTCAATCCCGTCAGAGCTTCGTAAGCCACCTGCAAAGAGCGCCCCGCCAAAAGAGTTTGGGCATGTTCACACGGAAGTGAGCAGCCAGGCGAGAAGAGCGTTATCAACGATGAGTAATCGTTACGGCAGCTAGTCGTATAGTCATCATGGTTTATCCAAATCAGAGATAGAGAAGGCTGACGCTGTCATTAAGCGGATCGGCGGCGTTCAAACCAGCAGCCATTGCTTTAAATTCCCATATGAGCCTGGCAACATCATTAGCATGATCATGGCCACCGGTCAGATACCGGATGTAGTTGCCCACCAGTTCTACCCTACCCCAAAAACAATCGCAGATTATATTGCGGCGGCGCTCAATATGAAGCCAGGCGAAACACTGCTTGAGCCTTCAGCTGGTCGAGGTGATTTGTTGGCGTCCGTTCCGTTGGCAAGCGAGTTCGCGACCTGCATTGAAGTGGCTCCGTTGTTTGCTGAAATCTTAAAAGAGAAAGGCTACCAAGATGTTCATAACGCCGACTTCATTGCCTGGTCGAAAGACTATGCCCAGATGAAGTTCGATAAGATCGCCATGAATCCGCCTTACTCCGAAGGCCGTGCCAAAGCTCACACACTCACCGCTCTGGAACATCTGAATGTTGGTGGCCGGCTGGTGGCAGTCCTGCCTGGTGTGCCAAACCTGACAGAGTGGATTGATGAACGTCGATTTGCGTGTGTGATCGGTAAGACATTTGAGAGAGAGTTTGAGGACACCGGCGTAACAGTGACGGTCTGTATCTTTAAGCGCATCAGCTAAATAAAGGGCTTCTTCGGAAGCCTTTTTTTATGACTTCGCTCCCGCTTTCACGCATTAGATAATTACACCACTTAGAAAACAAAGGAATAAATCATGTGCATTATGGCAGCAGCTCGGGCAGTACGTGCGGATCGTCACTTAAACAAATACATCCGCTACAACGGCATGGCGTTATCAAAACGTGAACTGGTAATTCGCCTGGTGAATGAAGGCAGAGTGCCAGAGCAGGTTGAAGTGGACAAGGTGCAGCCAGCTACCAGAATGCAGATGTTTCGTTGGGACAACGAGCAGCAACGTGAACATGAGCGTAAGCGCGCTGCCGGTGGTAAGAAGACCGAGTATCGTCTTAGCCGGCACGACGGAGTTTTCATTGAGGTCAGCAAAACCATGCACGACTTTGCGGCGCAGCTGCTTGCGGAAAAGGGGGGTGCTCATGGTCACTGAACAGATCCACTATGAGTTCCTGAAGGCGAACTATAGACATGATCGCTTCGAGGGGAGGAATGGCAACGGCTGGGATAGAGACTATTCGGCTTGTATCGCTCGCAGCTCTTTCCAAGCATTAGAAAGCTATGGGTATACCTGCATCTCTCAACACGAATCGAAGACCGGTGATGCAATCTGGTACGACCTTGAGCTTAATGTAATGTGTTATTCGGAGTTGAGGGCCAAATATTGAAACTGAGTTTGGCCCGAGGGTCATTAAAAGGTGTCCCACTGGGGGAAGTCCTGGTAGCCCATATACATGGCATACCCAACATAGTTCACGTATCTCGTTGTTCCCGATCTATTCCTCGGAGTGAACCGAGCGACTTTACGGTGTTGCTTGGAGCGATTGACGATAAGCCTTTTATTCTTCAATTCGCCTAAGTAACGCCCATCAGCACCATAAATCTCATCGCCGCTTAACTTTCCAACGTGCTTGCCCCTGTATGTATACAGATCGTCATTGGTTATGTAGCCGAAATACTTACCTGACCATGTCCAAACGTTCATTTTTACTTTCCTCTTACCACGGAAATCACACTAAATCATGACGTTGCCCACTTATCAAGCAAGTCAATTATTGACCTTTTCTATAAGAGCAAGTTGACCTGGCCATTTCACACTAAACGGATAGGCTCACACCAGTTACCACCTGGGATTATGGGTATATTCACCCATAAGAAAACAAATAAATAACCGATCAACAAAAAGTCAACGCCATACCCTCTTTTTGCCCCAAAAGTTGATCTGTTGCAGTCATTCCACTTATACCCGTCAAGGAAACGCCAGAACCACACCAGGGAAGAGACATCTCTTTAAAGCAATACCATTGCCACCCACTCGATAGATACGCTGAGAATCGCTCCCGTTGCGTTATATGGGATAGCAAACAATTTGTTTCACCAGATAAGAAAACAAGTTGTTAAGGCAATAAAGAACCTGGCACAACTGTCATTACCCACACTCCTATAACCGCAAATACCCACCTCACTTTCGTCAGGCTATCAGAGAACAACCCTCCGACTTACTGCAGGCAACCCAGAACCCCAATCACCATAGACAGCAGCGGAAACTGGAAAGGGAGACACGCCATTACCCACATGCCCGGAAGATTCAGCCAGCCCAGATAATCCAGCACCAACACTGGCGGGAGAAGCAACCCGCATAAGCTACAGAGAGAATAAGCTATAGGGGGAACTGCCATTACTTTCACATCCGCGATTCACAACGCATCAAGCCACCGAGAAGCGAAATCCCCAAGAGGTAACTGGAGAGGCGAATACAGGAAAAGGAGACATGCCATTACCCACACCTCCACGATTATCAGAAGAGAAACACCCAGACACCACAACCAGCTATTCACCACTAACCGTTATAGGGAGTAACGAATACTCCAGAAGTAAGAAAGCAAATCCCAGAGAGGAAGAGACCGCGCTATTAAGCGTTGTAGGAGAGAAACACATAGGGATTGCTGTCTATAGTGGTCAGTCAATATGGGTACGTTTACGCATAGGGAATGGGGGAACTGTAAGGGAGTGAAATGGTGGAGGGCGCGCTTCAATCACCGTATTTATTCAACCCTTAAATTTCCGTCGCCTTCACATAGTCCCCTTCGCTCGATACACCCGCAGGGAGAATGTCACCGCCGCCCCAATCCCTCGATTCGCCGATCGTCACCTGAGCACACCGACGAATGACACCAGCCTCCGGGAAGCGGCGCGGAGTCGGTATAGAAACGGTCAGAGGAGATTTTCGGGAAACGGGTGGATGCCGCTATAGAAAAAGAAGGCGAGTGGTGGCTCGCCACAGAGAAAAGTCAGGCTCATATCCCTATAGTTGGATTTCGGTTCTGAGTCTGTAGTTATCCATGACCAGTGAGTAAATGTAGTCGCACTCTAAAGGGGTGCAAGTCCTATTGTACGGGTTGAGGGTGCCCGACTGGAGAAACTGCCTGCGGGAGCCACCAGCTACCCGAACATTTCAGCTATATCCCCGATCCGCTGCTGGCATAATAAGAGCCATAAGAAAACAACGGAATAACGCACATGTATAAACATTTAAATATCAGCATCACACTGGAAGGCGTGGACACTGACGAGATCTCACTGGATGACGTTATCCGCTCTGAGGATGTGGCTAAGCGGATCGGCTCATTGATTGGTGAGGGTTACAGAGAAGGCTCATTCCCATTGCCGGTTGATGACCAGCAAATGTCAGTCGCCTGGAACTGCACTACTTCTGATTCTAATTGAGGGGAATGCTATGTCTGTGAAAATGCCTGGGCTGCTGGAACACTGGAGCGTTGACGAGCTGGCCGAATGTCTTGATGGCGTAGGCAAAGAATTGTACGCAAAGCTGTGGTCATACATCCCCGAAAAAGGAGATGGCCCGAAAGGAGCTGAGGTCTGGAATGAACTGACCGAAGAACAACAGCAGCGACTTGCTGATGCGGTGTATCGAGAGTTCCCGGACTTGAAAGCGGTAGACGAAGAAGATTCACTGTAATCGGAAGGCCACCAGCTCGGTGGCTTTTCTTTTGCCCACTTCCACCTGCGGCCAGCAGCTGCCGATCATCCACCAGCACCCGATACGTTATGCTTTGTGCCCTCTTGGGACACTGTATTATTTACACCAACGAGAAAACAAATTGTTTACATGGTGTGAATATGAATCTGATGCAAGCTATCGCTAACTACCATCGCAGCACGTTCAATCCGGTTAAGCGCTCTATCTCCCGCGTGAATCTGGTGGATATCACAGCGAACGGGGTAATCATCGGCGTGTTCCGTGAGAAGATTTTTGAGCATAAGTCGTTTGAGAGCGGCGAGTGCAAACGCTACAAAGTGGGCGAGCGTCTGTCCATCTCTGTTATGCGCACAAATCGAAAGTACAGATTCGCAAATATTCAGCACTTCCCTAAAGACCAACTTGAGCGGGTGCTGGTTCTTGTTAACCAGATTGCCCAGATGGAGATTCAGCGAGCAACGATCGACGTAGCAGTATAATCATGTGCCTTTGACTAATTCAGTCAGCCCACCTCCAATCCTTGGTGGGCTTTTTTTGGTTCGTTCACCCCGCATCTCCCCTGACTCATTTTGTTTACTGCCTTTAATCACATGCGATAATAAGACGCATAAGAAAACAAATTGTTTAAAAGGATATGCACATGAACGAATCAATGTCTGATTTCCGCGAGATCACCAAAGAAGAGTACAACGATTATGAAGAGCTGGTGGATGGTAACTTTACTGTCATTGATGCGCGTTGGGTGGTGAGCATCGACATGCGCGATGATGAGCCAACCTTGGTCATTGCAGATTGGAGTAATGGCGATAGTGATGACGTTGGCTCGTTGTTCGATATGAGTCATGCTAGTGGTGAATATTACAAAACCCTTAAGCGTCGCTATTTCACTGGATGCCAAGCGACTGACGCAATCTGGACAACTTATCTCGACCTCGTTGCTCATCGTGATGTAGAAGCATTCCTCAAGTCATTCGACTAAGCCCCAGATGGGGCTTTTTGCATTGGTTAGCGCCCTTCTGCTTGTAAGTAGGTAACTACCTATCTAAAATGTCCGCGACTAAACATGACATGGAGGTCATATGACATACAAGGCAACAGAACTGGTTTACGACATGTATTACGCCTCTGAACGCACTGAAGACGGCGACAAGGTGGCAAAGATTACTGTCCAGATCCGTGATACGTCCTTAGGGCTTGAGAAGCAGATTAATACCCTGCTTCGAACAACCCCGAAAGACAAAGCGCAACCTGCGGTGTACTCCATCGGTGCGCAAACTGTTATGGACGGCAGTGACCCACTGCTGGTGGCTATTGAGGGTCATTACCGTGCTTCTGGTAAAGACCTGTTCGAAACCCTGATGGGTGAGGTTACTGACTTCATTGAGACAGGCATCGACAACACCAGCACCTGGATCGGCGCATATGGCATGAAGATTACCTCCGGCGTAACGCTGGACAATTATCTACCTGCTGATGTGCTGGCCGCAGGCCAGACTGCTTAAACCACAATGGCGCGCTAACCCGCGCCATTTTCTTATGCCCGATAACAATTTGTTTTCTGCCGTGTGTCACTTGCGATAATTAGTCCAACAACAAAACAAGAGAAAAACACATGACCGAATTTAACTTTACACCCAAAGCAGAAAACGTCCACCTGCTTTCCTGGCTTGACCTGAACGAAGCCGAGCAGAACGAAATGGATCACGTCGAATATGACGACCAGGGCAGCACCCGCTTCTTCCACCACGAAGGCGCACTCTTTGATGTAGCCGACTTCATGATTGATGACCGTGCTCCTGAATGGCACGCCGGCTATCCACTCAACGCATTCGCAATGCTGATGATCCGCCTCACTGAAGGTGGCGAGAGCGTAGACATCGGCTTGATGCACTGAGAGGTCACCATGAATATCGTCACAATCAAAACAGCAATCATCTCTACCGCTCACGTTCGCGAAGAGGACATGCGCCTCATTGAAGAGAAGTGCAGAAACGTCAATTACGGCTGGTGGGTTCACGACACTGACGGCGGGGCAATTCTCCGCATCGATGCAACCCAGGGTAGTGGGCTGGACGATCTGAAGTCCGATGGCCTGACCGATTTCGGCTACGCAAACCTGAAAGCCATTTATGACGCCGGTTATGGCTACATCCACCTCGATATGGATGCGCCGGTCATCGAAGAGCTTCCCTACGAAGAATGGTAAACAACCAACCTCACCAGCTCAGGCTGGTGGGATAACCCACCCACATTCCCGGAGGCTAACCGACCATCCGGCTTACCGCAGGCCACCAGCAACGCCGTAAACAACGTATTTACTGCCGTGTGAGCATTGCGATAATTAGACCCATAACAAAACAAGTTGTTAAGACAAATAACGAGAAAAGCACATGAATCAGATTTACCAGATGGACACCCGCCTGGGTAACGCACAAGTCCTGTTTAACACCATTCACCACGACGTGCGAAGCGTTACAGTGGACGGGAAGGACGTTACAAGCACTCTGGGGGCATATGAGATTAATGACCTGCAGCTAGCGCTCAAGTCCAATCGCTTTTACAAGCGGGATATTGGCAATGCGCTGGTGGTTCGCACCGGTACTGGATTATTCGTTTTCCCACTGCGCGGCCGCAATTGTGCATCCCGTCGATTTGAGATGGCTATCCAGATCGCAATGCACTTCTACAACACGCGAAACGGATTAGACCCTGATTGGGTGACATCCACTGCAAAGCGATACGCGGATCAAGCAGAACGCTATACCGGTGTCATTCTGGAAGCGGGTGACTTTGAGTGGAAGCTGAAATTACCAGAAATCACGTTTAAGACCCGCAATAGCCACGAGCTGATAATGCTGGAAGGGAAGTAGCGAGAAGGGAAGGGGAGAGCGTCGGAAACGGCGCTTTTTTGTTTGGGAACCGTGGCCGCAGGGAAATTTTTGAAAACGGCCATAGCCCTCGAAGGGGAGCCGCAGGGAAACGGGTAGGGGAATTTTTCGGGAAACGGCCAGCTTTCGGTATAGGGATTTCGGTATACAGCAGGTTTGGCTTTAGGAGTGGGGTAGGGCGGTGGCCAGGGACACCCCAGAATCGACCCCAGCCATTTGCCGAGCATCCACCTGAATGGCTTTACGCCTTTACCACTGGATAGCCAGCCAGACACGCCAGCCAGCAAGCGCACATTGTACCAGCGCCACGCGATGCCAGCGCACAATGCCGCACCATACCGACACATAACAGCGCGCCCATATTGGCAACGTTACACCAGACAACGATCACAATTTAAACATGGCGATTTAAACGCGCTGTAAAGCGTTCTAAGCGCTTGAATCCATAACGTGTGGTAACGCATTACCCAACGTTAAAACGCGTCTCTGTGATCGTCTCATAGCGTCGATTTTTGGGCTTGTCTCGTTTGCTGCGACACAACGAAAAAAGCGCCCATAGTGGGCGCTGAAGTGGTGCGGATCTGGAAAGCAAAAAAGCGCCCATAGTGGGCGCTTAAAATTAGCAGTAAAGATCGCGTTTTAGTTTTCCGATTGTATCGACTAAAAACATATAACGTTTTTTTCTTTCCGTCATATAACCATTAACAACATCGAAAAAATTTAAATTCATTGCGTCAACTTCCGCTTGTAGTTCCGCGCAAAGCTCCGCTTTAAATTTCAAATATGCTTTATTTTGGCGCTTTAAATATTCTTGCTTAGTCATTCTATTGTGTCCATTTAAAAGCGCCCATAGTGGGCGCTATATTCCTTTATTGAGCTACTGCGAAAGCATCACGGATATAAGACACAAAATCATTATCTAACAGTTTATATTGCTGTGATCCGTTTTTGGCTGCGCCAGCTCCTTTGATTTTCTCAATCAAGCCCAAACGTTCACACATAGCGATTAACTGATTTGCTTGCGTATACGTTTGATCCGCTTGCTTCTCGTTTTCTTTCTTCGCTTCATCCATCAGCGTTTTAATTGCGCCATTGGTGAAAACTTCCATTTCATCTTTGATAATTTCAACAATTGCAAAAACGCGTGAACCAGATTGATCCGCTAATGAGTATTCGCAACGTTTAGAGCGGATAGAATTAATCAAGTAGACCAGTTTTTCTAAGCTATAGCTATTCTCCATTGCTTCGCGGAAAAACTGCTCTGGCGTTTGCTTGCTTGCTTTAATCGCATAATAAAACACGCTATTTGCTTTATCGTCTGTCAGTGGCTTGCAAACGTTGTTAGTGAAGTATGCAAGTTTAGTTTTAGCAGCTTGCATCGCTTTTTTGTCTGCTTTGGTATCTTGTCCAGCGTTATAGCGAGTAGTGTAATTTTGTTCGACGCTTGCAACAGTTTCAGCTAATTCAGTTGCAACAGTGGTAGCAGCTTCAAGAACAGATTTTTTTGAGATGATATTAGACATAATTTTTAATCCTATATATTTGCGCAATGCGCTGAAAGTTTTGTTTATCGTTAGCGTGTTTGCTTTCGATGTGTTGCATTATGGATGAGTTAAAAAACCGTGCAAGTCCTTTTTGTGAATTTTTTTAAAAAAAGATGAAAAAAGCAAAACCCTAGAAATAAGCGTATAAGGAAGGAAGGTGTTCCCTCAATAAATCGCCTATTTCGGCTACTCCCCTTATATATAATCGACCGGTTGACCATACCGACCAATAAAATATTACAGCCACTGGCTGTATTGGCCTTATATATAATTGACCGACTCAACAATTAACCACTTAACCGCTGCCGCATGGATAACCTTATAGCTTGCTGATATGATGCAACGGTGAATAACAAGCCTGCACTACATAACTTAAATTAGATTGCCCTTATGGATTCGGGATGAATATGAAAATTGCCTATTTCGCTGCAACAGCTGCTGTACTCCTTCTCTCCGCTTGCTCCAACCAACCAGTAGCGACCAGTGAAGCAAAAGAAGTGCCATCGAAGCAGATCATCGATCGCACTCTTACACAATCCGCCACCGGCACGGTGCTAACGGTCGTTAAACGCGATTCTGGAACCAAGGGAGCATTCTGCACCGCGACGGTGGCAGTTGATGGGAAAGATGTGGCCGAAGTGGCGATGTCTGAGAAGGTGAGCCTTTACCTTGCGCCCGGGGAACACATTATCGGCGCCAGACTTTCAAACGCATTTCCCTTTTGTGCCGGCGAGACAGCTGAGGTTACAGCAAACGTTAGCAAAGAAGCTGTTTACCGATTCGGTGTGAATGCCGGGGCAAACTTCTATATCAACAAAACAGCTTGGTAATGAAATAATGCTAGCTTTGCGCGAAAGCAATCTCTTTCGCGCAAATACACTTAAATTCATTTTAATTGATTAATGAAAAATCGCAATCATAAATTATTTTTTTTAGGTTGTCTTCTGTACCTGTAAATCTGAGATATTCTACGATTGCTGCCATATAGTCGAAATCATAGTAAATTCCCTTTGTAAATGAAACCATATATGTTGCACAGTTAAGTCTGAAGTTATCTTCGTCATAATAAGC